TTTTTGAACTACATCCTTCAGCATACCAAATACCTAAAAATACCAACCAATCATTCATTTGAACAATAATTTCATCTCTATCTTTATAAGAGGGAATTGTAAATGTTTCCCCGATCCAATCTTTCGGTTCATAATTTTGAATAGTTTTCTTGTATTTTAATCTTTTTCCAAAGCAATCTTCAGCATTCTGAAATTCAAAATCTTTTTTATATTTGCTTTCTTTTCCATAACGTTTTTTAATCCACATACGATGATTGGGTGTAACAGTTAAATCAACTAATTGACTTCTTAATTTATACATTTTACCGTTATAATCATAATTATGAATTTCTTGTGGATGTTCATAACTAATATTATCTGTTTCTGGATCTAATATACATACAGAATCTTCTTTGGTACAGTTTATAATTTTTTTCCATCCTTTTAACGTTAAAACCTCGGTGCTCGGAAAAAAACATGCAAATTTATCCCCAATTTCCGGAATTCTATCGCTTCTTACACGTACCTTTACGAAATTATATCCATCGCCGTTACTATTAGTATATACTTTATCAACAATACCAGATTCATTAGCACGCAATGAAGTACTTAAATCTCGAGCTTTTGGTTCTCCTTCAATACTATCTTTCAGCATAGTTACTTTACCAATAATAATATCATTTCCATCAACTTGAGAGTTAACTTTTACAAAACCATCTTCGTCAAGTTTATCATAAGACCCAAAGCCCATTTTTTCAGTATAAATTCGACCATTTGCGTAATGTTTCTGAGGTTTACAAAATTTTTCATCTTCTAATGTAGCACTATTTTTCTTTTCATCGTCAACATAAGTACGGTAAAAAGAAGAACGGAATAAACCACGATCAATAGAACTTTGATTAAAAATTAATGAATCTTCCTGATTATATCCGGTATAACAAGCTATAGCAACAATAGGCATTTGACCACTTGGTAATTCCGCACTATGTAAATACTTACTTGGTTCAGTATTAACAATTGGTTTTTGAGGATAATGTAATATATGAGCCATTGTATCCATACGATTTCGGAAAGCTGTACTATAAATTCCCATTGCTTGTTTACCCATAGCACCTTGAAATAAATTTCTAGGAGCCTGATTATGTTCTGCAAAAGGAATATTAGATGCTAATACACCTAAAATTAATGAAGGATGAATCTCACAGTGAGTATAATTATAATATGAATAATTGGTCTTTTTATTTTCCAATAAATTATCTTGACTCATAGCAATCATACAAGTATCTGATTCATTTATATCAATATATTCAATAATAGCTTTATTTTCACCATTATATTTATTTTGAATTGGACGAATAATTAAATCATTCCAGTTCATTTTTTCTTCTTTCATAATTTTAATAAATTCATCAGTAATTATATATTGATTATCTTTGATAATATATAATGGTCTAGCTAAACGACCACCATCCGTAAAAATCTGTATTTCATTTAATTTGATATTCCAAGCAATAGAAATATATGGGTTAAGTAATCCTTGACGACGTAATTCTTTCAACTTTGGAACAAGTAATTGTGGTTCTTTAGATTGACCATACCAATCACCGTTAATAAAAACTTTGGAACTATCAAAAACTTCATTTGAAATTACGTTTTCTAAAGGAATTACACCATGTTCTTCTAAGCAAAAAAGAATTGGTTCTTTGCTACATGGAATAGTAATATGACATGTTAATGCCATATTTTTTACTAATCCAATTGAACCACCTTCAGGTGTTTCAAATGGGCAAATTACACCAAATTGAGTACAATGAAGTTTACGTGGTTCAACTGTTTTACCATTTTTATCTAAAGAAGTAACAATACGACGTAAATTTGACAAAGTACCTAAAATAGTAAACCTTTGTAATACAGCCGCGATTCCTTTACTTTTTTTTGATATATTATTTTTTAATCCCCAATTACCAGTACTTAATGCAAATTTAATATCATTTTCAATAGAATTTGGTTTTAATTTTTTACTTAGATTTTGTGGCAATTCATTCATACGTCCAGCAAGCATATCTTTTTCACACACACTTTTTAATTCTTTTACAAATTTACCAAAATAAGAACGAAATAATTGAGCCATTAGTTCACCACTTGTTTCAACTCGTTTATTTAAAAATGAATCTCTGTCATCATATTCCATTCTTCCTAAATGAGTACATAACATTTTATTAACCATATATCCTAAAAAATATGCTTTTTTAATAGGTGATTCTCCCACATGTGGAAATAAATCATATAATAATGTTTCTAAAGCAAATTTTAATTTACACTTATTAGAGCGATATTTATTAGCTTGTAAACCAATAATATATTTTGAAATATATTCTAATGCCAATTTTTGATTATTAATTTGCTTAGCTTCATCAATCGATGCAACTAATAAATCCATTAAATCAGCACTACTTTCTGATGAAATATTATAAACAATTAATTCTACAATAGATCTATCAGAAATAAAATTTAATGCGCGAAAAATTATAAATAATGGAATATCTTGTTTAAATTTTTTTAAAGCTACTCGGATTACATTCCCACCCTGCGTATCTTTTTTTGCTTTCATTCGAACGACAACTTTTGATTGTTGTGATGGATTATTCGGAACAACACTCCAAATTGCTGCTTCATCTGAATATTTACTTTGTGATAATTTAGTCGGAAAACAACAAATCTTATTTTCGCATATTTTTTCTTGTGATATAATTACTTTTTCACTACCTTTTACAATAAAATATCCTCCTTCATCATATAAACCTTCACCCATTTCAGTTTTTGTTAAATTTGTTTGTTCACTTAATACACAATACTTTGAACCTACCATAATAGGCATACGTCCACATGGAAATTTTTCTAATGTCGGATGTTCATCAATTATTTGATTATCATTATCTTGAGTAGTAATAGTACGATGATGAATATCTAAATACATATTTGCACCATAAGTTAATTTTCGTAATCTTGCTTCATTTGGATACATTAATTTATTAGGTTGATCATATAAAACTGGTTTACTGATATATATTTTACCAAATTCAATTTCATAAATTTCTTTAAAAATTTGCTTTTCTTCATCAAAACTTTCTTTATTATTAATTATAATTTTATTAAATTCTTTTTCACGTATAATATTTTGTAATTCTTTGTCCATAAAATAATTATAAGACATTAAATGATGGTTAATTAAAACCTTTTCTTGTTTAAAAAATGTGTCTATGACATCCCATGTATTTTCTTCCCAGTTAAAATTGTTTTTTGTTTCTTTAGTAGACATCTATAATATATTAATATAATTACATCTTTAAGTTTTTATTTATTAATAAATTAATTCATTTTTTTTTTATTTAATAATAAAAAAATGAATTAATTTATTAATAAAAAATATTAAGAACAATAATTAACAATAACAATAATTAACAATAACAATAATTAACAATAACAATATATAACAAATATAATATTTAACAATAACAAATATAATATTTAACAATAACAAATATAATATTTAACAATAACAATAACAATATTTAACAGTAATAATATTTAATAATAACAATATTTAATATATAATAATATGGAACAAAATAAAATAGAATATACCACATGTCCACATTGTGATATAATAATTGAAATTATATCATTTAATTGTGAAATATTTAGATGTGGAATATTAAAAGCAAATAATACACACATAGATCCTCATCTTTCTATAGAAAAATGTGATGAACTAATCAAAACTGATGCTATTTATGGATGTGGAAAACCATTTAGAATAAAAAAAGTAGATGGTAAATACATACATGATGGATGGAAAATAAAATCGGAAACATGTGGTTATATTTAATTTATTAAAAGGTGTAAAAATAATCAATATTATGTATCTTAGTATTTTACCAACAATCTTAAATATTATTTTATAAAAATTTATATAAATATATAAATTTATTACTATAATTTATTTTTCAAAAAAATACTTATAATAATTTAGTTATTTTTACCAAGACGTCATGTAAATTCTAATAACATAAATTTATTGTTTATATAATATATATATTTTTTTTATGAAATACTTTTACATTATTTTTTGAAATAATGTAATAATGTATTAACATTCCATTCTTTTAAAATTTCATATGCATTCAATCGATTACGATGATTCTTATCAACAAGTGGATTTTGTAATAACATTTCTACTAAATTCCATTGTTTACTATTAATTAATAATAACATAGAATTATTATTATTTCTATTAATGAAATTAATATCTACACCATTTTTTTGTATTAATTTTTCAGTTAATTTCCATAATTCATTACTAATACTTAATATTAAAGCATTATCACCATGAACATTAACTTTATTTATTGTTTCTTGTTCTAATACATTTAATAAACCTATACTTAAATTTTCCATTCCATTAATAATACTTAAAATAAGTAATGAATTTTGTTCAGAATCTAATAAATTAAAATCAAAATTACTAATATTAGTATATAATACTTCTAATGCTATTTTCTCATCTCTAAGATTTATTAAAAAATATATTAGATTATCTCCTTTTGAATTTTTTTGATTAATATCATAATATTTTTTATTAATAATCATTTTTACTAAATCATAATATTCATTAGATATACATAAAAATAATGCACAATCTTTATTATTATTTGTATGACGAATAAATTTTTCAGAACCATTTTCAATTAATAATTTAGATAATTTATGCATTTTATGCGTTAATGCTAATATTAATGTAGTATCATTATCTTTATTAATAATTTCTATTTTTCGTTTATCTTTATCAAAAATTTCTAAACACATTTCTTCATCATCATTATTAATTGCTTGTTCTAATGTTACATCTTTATAAATATTAATATTTGGACTGTTTTTAATACTTAATTTATTAGCTAAATCAAACATATCATGATTAAGAGCACAAAATAATGAAGATTCTCCATTATCATTTACATATGATATATCGACACCAATTTCAATTAAATAATTAGCTACTTTTTCCATATGTTTACATATAGATAGATTTAATGCATTATACTTATTAACTTGATGAACATAATTAATATCTACTTTATATTTTTGTAATAATTGAAGTGCAATATCTTCTTTATTGCTATTAATAGCTATTAATAGTGAATTATCACCATGACTATCTACATGATTAACATCTAATGTAGGATAAGTTAATAATTTATGAATTACTGAAAATTGATTATATCTTAATGAACATGTAAGAGCACTATCACCATGATTATCTACAAAATTAATATTTTTAAGACTATTTTGTAAAATTTTTAAACCAATTTCTTCATATTGTTTTTTTAAAGCTAAAATTAAACTATTATTTTTAGAAACATCAATTTGGTCAATACCAATATTAGAATATTTTAAAATTTCTAAAGTTATTTCTGGTAAATCAAAATGTAATGAAAGTAATAAAGCATTTTCACCCTTATCATTTGCATAATTTAAATTATCTTGAACATGTTTTTCTTCTATTAATTTTTTAAAAACATTTAAATTTCTGTCATATAATGATTGTAATAATATTTGATTATCTAACATATATTATTAATTAAATAAAAAATATAAAATGTATAAACGAAATAATTTTAATAAATAAAATAATTTTAATATAAAACTCGGCGTTATAAACTATTTTTAAATACAAAATCATTATCTATAAGTGTATATTTTAATACATCAAAAATATTATCTACTAAAATAATTTCTAATGTATTTCTAAAAATTAGATGGTCTTTTTCTTTAATATAGCTATTTTTATCTAATAATAAAAAAGAATCTACTTTTCTTACGTTTAATGAATTTTTAATATTATTTTTATCTTGTTGTTCTTTTCTAAAAATTATATCTAAATCTTTTTCATTATTACGTGGAACTAATACTTTTTTAACTCCTGCATTTAATGCACCTTGTATTTTAGAATATAATCCACCAATTTCTCCAGCATTTCCTTCTAGATCAATTTCTCCCGTCATAGCAATATCATTTCGAATAGGTATTTTTGTAATTAAAGATATTAAGCATGTTGTTATTGCTAAACCTGCGGAAGGACCATCTTTAGGTGTTGCACCATCTGGACAATGTATATGAACACCAAAATGTTCATTATCTTTTTCAAACTGTTTTCTAAATTCATCATTAATTAAATTAGATGCTACTGTAAAAGCACATGACATACTTTCTTTCATAACATCTCCTTGACTACCAGTTAATTTTTCTAATCCAAATTTTTTATCAGATATAGTTTGCTTGGCTTGGATAATTGTTATTCCACCAAGTCCTGATGATGTTGCATATAAACCATTTACTAATCCAACTTTAGGAATATCATTTATTTTTTTAGGTTTTATTTTTGTTTTATTAGATAATACATCTTCTAAAACATAATCATCAATTTTAAATGGATAATTAATATATTCACCATTAATTTTATTTAAATTTACTTCTCGTATAATATCATATAAAATTTCATTTAATTTTCGAATTCCTGGTTCATAAGTATATTGATTAATTATATTTTCTAATACTTCATTATTAAATATAATTTCATTTTCATTAAAACCAATATCTTCATAAATTTTTGGTAATACATAATTTTGACTAATTATTATTTTTTCTTGACAAGATAATGGGTCAATATGAATTTCTTGTATTCTATCAAGTAAAATACGATCAATATTATCTCTATCATTATATGAAAATATAAATAATACTTGTGATAAATCAATTGGAACAGAAGCAAAATAACGGTCAAAGTATTCTTTATTTTGTGATTGATCAGTAATATGAGTTAAAATTGATATAATTTCACGTCCATGTTCTGTCTTACTAATTTTATCTAATTCGTCAATATAAATAATTGGATTCATACATTTAGTTTCCATTAATATATCAACAATTTTTCCCCATGTTGAACCTAAATAAGTATAATGATGACCTTCTAAAATACTTCCATTAGTGGCACCACCAAGTGGTAAAAATGCAAATGGTCTACTTTTTCCTTCATTATCTAATAAACATTTAGCAAATCCATTTTTACTAATAGTTGTTTTACCTGTTCCTGCAGGACCATGTAATCCTATACATTGACCATTCATATTTCCATTCATCCATTGACCAACAATTCGTTTCATTTGTTTTTTTGCTTCTGTTTGACCATATGTGCATTTATCTAAAATTTGGTCAATTTTAATAATATATTCTTTCTTTTTTATGTAAAAATCTTCCCATTCAATAATAAATTTATTATATTCATCCATATTTTTTAAAACAAAATTTATAAAATTATTATTATAGGATAAATTATATTTTTCATTATCTAATTCTAAATCTATTTTTTTATTTACTTCTTCATCTTCATCTAAATTATGTTCAATTAAATTAGGAATAATATTATTTAAATTATTATAATATAAATTATTTAATGAATTTAATTTATTAATTAATATTTTATTGTTTTGATTATTTAATGTTTCTTTAAAAATATTCAATATTTCTTTAGTAAGTTTAGAAATTTCTTCTTTATTATTATGATTTTCAATTGAAAAAATATTATTATTTTTAATTTCTTTTATTAAATGTTCAAGTAATTTTTCAATAACTTTTTTTAAATAATCAATAAATATTTCACATGTATGTTCACTGTTTATTATTTTAGAATTATATTCATTAATTATATCTATAATAATTTCATAATTTTTTTTATTAAATTCATTCAATGAAAAAATATTATAATCTGAAATTTTAATACTAAAAATATCAACATATTTATTTAAATTAAGCTTATAATTTTCAAAAAAATAAATAATATCTTCTTTTTTATAAATACCAAAAGGTATTTTTAATAATCCATCTAACCATTGTTGAGCTTTAATGCTATTTTCTTTTGAACCATTTATTTCTTTTAATTTTTCTAATGCTTTTCCTTTTACTATTTCATTTGATTTCATTGACAATATTTTTGATTCATATGGAATATCATTAAAATTTATATTTTCTAATTTTTTTTTATTATTGTCAAATTTTGTTTGAGTTATTTTAAATTCTTTTTGAATTTTCCAATGTAAACTATTAAATAAAACATCAGACAATTTTTCATTTTCATATAAAAATGTTTGGTCAATTATTAAATCATATATAATATGGGCTGTAAATATAGATTCATCATCACCAATTAAAAATAAAATAATTATTTTACGTTGTTTATCTGGAGTAAATTTAATAAAATCTTTAACTATAGAAGAAAGAGATTTAGTTTTGTATTTAATATATTCGTCAAAATCACTTTTTACTTGATTTACAATATTTAAATAATTATTAATAATTAAATCTTTTAAATTTATTTGTTCTAAATATTTTTCTTTAAAATCATCTGGTAAATTTAAATAATCACATTCTTTTTTAATATTATCCATTTTTTTTTTAAATATTGGATATTTTTTTATTAATCCAAGAGAATCTTTTTTAAATATACCATTAATACATACTATTTTTTTTTCATTAATATATACTATAATAGTTGCACCATCAATTTTTTCAATAAATGATTGATGTTTTTTATTTATTAATGGAATAACATTCGGAATGTCTAAATTAATAATTTTATTATCTATTAAAAAATTTTTAGTATCATTGATTAATGAAACTGACATTGGTATAAAATAATTATTATATATACTAATTAAATATTTTGAATCTTCTGTTTTAGTATCATAATATAATTGGTCTATTTGTAAAATAGATAAAATACTAAATATACTTTCAGAACCTATATGAAAAGTAATATTTTCAATTAATGTTTGAATATCTTCAATAAATCCATCAACAAATTTTTTATTATATTTTTTTTCATTTAACGTTTTTTCTAAAATATTGATTTTATTTTTAATATCACTAAAAATATACATTTTTTCAATATAAAAATCTTGTATTATATATTTATTTTTAAATAAATAATCAATATGTGTTGTTAATTGTGTCATTTTACTATAAAAAGAATTTAAAGCTTTATTATGTTTATTTTTTTTTGTTTTATCTGCAATAATTAAGGATTTATCCATATTACTTATATTATATTATATAAAATATTTAATAAAAATAATCTTTAATTTTAATTAAAAATTATTTTTAATATACTTAAAATTTTTATAACATTTAATATAATAGATAATATTAATTATGACAAAAGATAATAATAATAAAAATAATAAAAAAAATCCTATTAAAAAAAATAGTAAAAATAAAGATATAGAAAATATTCCTCCTAAAAAAAAAATAATAATTGTGATTTCAAGAAAAAATGATGATGAAAACGATAATTTAAATAAAAATGATGATAAAAATGATGATGATAATAAAAATAATGATAATAAAAATAATGATTATGATGATAATTTAAATAAAAATAATGATTATGATGATGAAAATGATAATTTAAATAAAAATAATGATTATGATGATGAAAATGATAATTTAAATAAAAATAATGATTATGATGATTTTTATGATGATTACTATGATGATTATTATGATAATGAAAATAATTCTAAAGAAGAAAATACTGATGAATATACTGAAGAAGATTATAATAGAGAACAAAAAATAAATGATGAAATTGATGAAGAAAATGAAAAAAATAAAAGAAAACATAAATTAAATAAAAATAATAAATCTGATGATCCTTTTGCAAATGAAATAGATTTTAATAATATTTTCACTATTATGGGTATATTAGGAAGACCACCTAATGATGATAATAATGATGAACAATTATTATCAAAGAAAAAAAGAAAAAAAGACAAAAGTACTGATAATTTTTTAGATTATTTTAATAATTCTAGTGAATTAAAACCAATTAATCAAGAAATTAAAACACTTGATGATCTTATTAAATTAGGTGAAACTTATAATCCGTTAGATAAAAATAAATATGTGATTAATATGAAAGCATTACATAAATGCGTAGGTGCATTAAAAGACCTAAATTCTATGATTGGAATGAAAAATATAAAAGAAATGATTGTTGATTTAATTTTCTTTCGTTTACAAAATTTCAATGATAATAAAGAAGAATTATGGCATTTAGTAATTCAAGGAAGTCCTGGATGTGGCAAAACAGAAGTATCTAAAATTATTGGTAAATTATACTACAATCTTGGTATTGTAAAAAAAGATAAATTTATACAAGTAAAACGCTCTGATTTAATTGGAAAGTATTTAGGGCATACTGCCAAGCAAACACAACAAATATTTGATGATGCTGAAGGAGGCGTATTATTTATTGATGAAGCTTATAGTTTAGGTAATCCAGAAGGAAAAGATAGTTTTTCAAAAGAATGTATTGACACAATTAATTTAAATTTAACAGAAAAAAAGAATACTGCAGTATTTATTGCTGGATATAAAGATCAATTAAACGAATCTTTTTTTAGTTATAATCCTGGTTTAAATCGTCGTTTTAAAATGCGTTTAAATGTTGATAAATATGATGCTAGTGAACTTCAAAAAATATTTTTAAAAAAATTAAGAGAAAATAATTGGGAAATTATGGATAATAATATAGAAAAAAATATTCCATTATTATTCTTTGAAAAAAATATTTCTAGTTTTAAATATAATGGTGGTGATATTGAAAATCTATGGCATTTAACTAAAATTGTACATGCACGACGAGTATTTGGTAAATCTAATGATTTTGTAAAAAAAATAAGTATTGATGATTTAAATAATGCATTAAAAATGTATAGTGAAAATGATGAATTTAAAGAAAGAAATGAAAACAATGATTTAAAAAAATATTTACAAAATACAATGTATTGTTAATTTATTTATAAATTACAAATACAATAATTAATTATATATACTATTTTTATTGGTTTAATTTCCATGAAAAAGGTAATATTTTATTACGTTTTTTTTGTATTTCTTCATATGTAGGTTTTTTTTTTAATAAACTTATAAATATATTTGAAAAAAATGTACACATATATAATATAAATTTAATATATTATAAAATAGAAAAAAATAATATATATACAAAATATATACAAAATATATACAAAATATATACAAAATATATACAAAATATATACAAAATATATACAAAATATATACAAAATATAAATTATTATAAATTATTAAATACTATCAAAATTAATTATTTCATCTTCATGATTTTCAGTAAAAATTAATTCTTCATCATTTCCATCTGTATTTTTTTTAGGTAAAATAATATTTTTATCTAACAATGCACTAACATCGTTTGGTTGATATTTATGTATAATATAGAATGAACCACTATTTAAATCAGAATACTCTAATAAAACATAATCACCAATTAACATATTTACATTCTTCTTACCAAAATGTGCTTTAGCATTTGTTTTTTTTCCTTTATGACCTGTATCTGATTCAATTTCAACATCATAACGCTTACCACCGAAATTTTTACATATAACACCTACATGTTGGTTAAATTTATTATTTGGTAATATTGTTATTTTTTCTCTATGTTCATTTATTGTTTTACGACTACTACTATTTTTTAACTTTTTTACACCTTTTGGCATTATTTAATATCTATATATATATATATTATAATGTAATTTATTTAAATTAATTTATATTAAAAAATTAAATTAATTAAATTTCATTTTTTTTTATTTTTATATTAAATATAAAAATAAAAAAATAAAATTGTCATAAATTTATTATTTTATGATTATATATATTATAAAAAAATATAATATATATTTAAAATATATGCTAACTATTTATCAAATAACAGAACTAATATTTGGTACAATATTATTTATATTATTCTATTATTTAATAATACATTTTAATAATCAAGAATTATTATATTATGATATTATTGTAACAACAATATTATATTTAATTATTATGTATTTAAGATATTATTTTATAAATTATTATATTTTACAATCTCAAAATTTTTCATCTAATAATAATATAAATGAATAATATATATTTATATTTAGGAATTCAATTAGTATTATTTTTATTTCAAATGATTAATTCTCTTAAATTAGAATTATTTCAATATTGTGAACTTTTAATAGGTTCTTTATTTATTATATTATTTTTTGGTGTATTTGCTTCTTTGTTAACACTTAATACAAATATGATAAATTATTCAATTATATTTGCTTCATTTTATTCCTTATGGTATTATTTAACTAAAAAAATAACGAATTTTATAAATAGTGATAGTAATGGAGTAATATATTATTCTTAAAAAAATATCTTAGTATTATTTAATGAATTACTTAAGTTTATCATCAATACAGAAAATAGATATTGGTATAACTACTTTATTATTTTGCATATTTATTACAATAATTCGTCCTTTAATTATTTATTCTAATATAAATATTCATGATACAATTGTATATACATTATTATTTTTTGTTACTATGGGATTAACAATGATATTTACAAATTCTATTTCATTTAGTAGAATTTTTTATAAAATAAATATAAATGACAATTAGTAAAAAATATCATTTATATTATTATATATGACTACATTTTTTTTTTATAAAAATTTATGTAATATAGAATTGATAAGAAAAATAAATGAAATTTTTGAAATTCATGATGGTTATATAAATATAGAAAATTATGATATGGAAAATAATATTTTACAAATAAATAACTATTCATTAAATAATAATAAATTATTATATGGAAAAATAGTCAAATTTAATATGAATGTTGTTGATATAATAGAAAAAATAAAAAATATTAAAGAATGTCATTATAAAAATGATAAATATATTTTAGATAATATAATTGCTTATAAAGATAATAAAGAAATTTATAAATCATATATTATTTACTAGATTTTTGTAGTACATTAAACATCTTTGGTAATATTCTATTCTTTAACTTGTTTTTATATAATAATAAAATATTAAAGAATGTCATTATCATTATAAGCAATTATGTTTTAGATAATATAATTGCTTATAATGATAATAAAGAAATTTATAAATCATATATTATTTAATAGATTTATAATATAATACATAGTATATGTTATTATCGTAAATTTTAATTATTAAATATTTATATTTATTATATAACTTTTCAGATTTAATAAATTTATTTTAAAATAAAAATATATATATAATTAATTAATAAATGTATGATGATTCTAATAGATTAAAAAAACAGCCTAAAAACAAAAAAACAAAAAAAAATATTTATTTAGACATGATGGTTGATTTAGATGTATATAATAAAGATAAAAATAACGAATCTATAGAAGAAATAAAAAAAAAACTAGAAAATTTTCAGTATTTATCAAATAAAGAAAAAGAATCTTTTTTTAATAAATTTTCAACTCCTCGAAATGAATCTCAGAAAAAATTTATGAAATATCTTCATAATGAAGAATATAAAATTATAATTGCTTCTGGACCTGCAGGAACAGGAAAGACATTATTTGCGATTGAACAAGGTATTAAAAACTTTTTATTAGGAAAATATGATAAAATTATAATTACAAGACCATCAGTATCTGTTGATGAAGATTTAGGATATTTACCAGGAACATTAGAAGAAAAAATGATGCCATGGGTACGACCAATTTATGATGTAATGTATAATTTTATTAATCCAAAAGAAGTTGAAAAAATGATTGAAGATAAATTAATTGAAATATGTCCATTAGGTTTTATGCGTGGGCGCACTTTTAAACATTCTTGGATTATTGCTGATGAAATGCAAAATAGTACAATAGCTCAAATGAAAATGTTATTAACGCGTATAGGAGAAAATACACGCCTTGTTATTACAGGTGATTTAGAACAAAATGACTTAAAATACGAACTTAATGGTTTGGAAGATTTTTTAAATAAAATAAAAGGATGTCGTTCTAAAAGTATAAATAGTATAGAGTTTGATAAAAATGATGTTGAAAGAGAAAATGTAGTTAGAGAAGTTATCGATATTTATAGAGCTCAAGAAATTCCTTACCAATATAAAAATTATAATAATGAGAATGAAAATAATGAGAATGAAAATAATGAGAATGAAAATAATGAGAATGAAAATAATGAGAATGAAAATAACGATAATGATTATAATGATAATAATCATAATTAATAATAATTGTGGTTTATCTAAAGAAATAAAATAATATATAAAGATTTATAATTTTATACAATTGATAAATCATCTTGTTGTATATTTAAAAAATCATCTAAATATTTATTATTATATTCATTTGTAATATTATCTAATATTTCTGTTTGCATTGGTAAACGTCCATGTAAATTCATAAAATCTTCTTTAAAATTATTAATAATTTCTTTAGCTTCTTCTTGCAAACGAATATCTTCTTTTAATAATTTTTCATGTTCATAATTACTACTATTATTCATTTCAATAATAATATCTTGTGGTTTTTCTAAATACCATTTATGTCTAAATTCATCTGTTGTAATAAGTTCATCTAAAATTTCTGGTTTAGAAATTTTTGTCATTGCATTTTCTATATCAGTTTTATTTTTATTTTTATTTTTATTAAACGTTAGTTTAAATGATTCAATTATTTCATTATCAATATTAGGACTAATTTCCATTAAACGGTCAAATTCTTTTTTATAACTTTTTAACATATCTTGAGGATTAATACGTTCTGATGGTGCTTGAGATAGTTCTGTTTTAATATCACGATAAAATTTATCCCAACTTAAACTACATATTCGGTGACCTTCGTTCAATTCATTTACTTTTAAAAATTGTTGTATTGTTGTTAAAATACCTGCAAACAAACTTAATGAGCCAATTGCCATTTGTGCATATCCTTGATAGCTTAAAGGTAACCTCTCTTGAGCAAAATTAGCTGTACCAGTAACTGTTGATAAAATAATAACTGGAATTGTAAAATATGTATTTAATCGATTATATTTTTCATTACATTTATTATGTAACCATTTATAACACATAGCTTTATCTGCCCATTCTACTAGTAATTTTTCATGATCTTGTGACCAACTTGAGTTATTATTAATTTTACCTTTTATTATTTTTTTTATAGAATCTTTAGAATTATCATCTTTAATTTCATCAGTTTCTATATTATTATATTTTAATAAATTATTTTTTTCATCCATTATAATATTTATTACAACTAAAATAAAATAAAAAAAAAAACTAAAATATATATATTTATTTTTATTTTAGAAATATTAAAAATTTTATAATTAATTATTATATGATAAATATTCATGATAAAGTAAATACAACTAATTTATTTTTTGATAAAATAAATATTATCATGAAAAATATTCAAAAAATTTTTTTTGAAATAAATGATAAAATAAAAAAAATAAAAAAAATATATAATTCTTTAATGAATGAAAATAATGATAAATTAAGTTTATATGGTTTAGATACTTTAAATTTTCAATCTAAATTATTTAAATTACAATTTGAAAATTGCGATCATATGTATAAAGTTTTATGTAATCGTATATATGGTGATTATTTTAAACTTTATAAAATTATTATTAATACATGTAGTAATTCAAGCTTAGTAGATCAAAAAATATTAAGCTTTGTAAATAAAAATCATAATATAACTGTTTATAAAGATTTAGAGCCTACAAAAGAATATAGTGAAAATGATTTATTTATAGTGCATGATTTAATTAATCAAGTAATTATTTTATTAAGTGATTTTTTAAAAACAAAAGAGAATACAGATAATAGACATCAGGATTTAATTAAAAGTGGGTTTAAAATTAATAGTTTCTCTTATTCTTATAATTATCATAAATACTTATTACAAAATCAATTAGAATTATATATAAATTATTTAGATTTTTATAATCATAATCATTTAAAATATTTTCAAAAAATACAAAGGCAATCAGAATCTATTTTAGATGATATTAAACAAGAAATAATGTTTGACAAAAATAATTTATTAGATGAATTAAAAAATGAATTCTCACAAGTTCAACAACAAAATTATAATATAAACAAAAATAATAATTTAAATAATAATCAAGAATTAAAAAATAATAATCATAAAAACTATAATATAATAAAAACAATAAAACGTAATATTACTGATAAAATTACAGATAATAATATTAAAAATATTACAGATAATAATATTGAAAATATTACAGATAATAATATTGAAAATATTACAGATAATAATATTGAAAATATTACAGATAATAATATTGAATATAATAATATTGAAAATAATATAAATAATAATATTGAAAATAATATAAATAATAATATTGAAAATAATATAAATAATAATATTAAAAATAATATAGATAATAATATTGAAAATAAATCAATTAATAATATTGAAAATAAATCAATTAATAATATTGAAAATAAATCAATTAATAATATAGAAAATAATATTGAAAATAATATAGATAATAATATTGAAAATATTACAATTAAGAATAAAGATATTACTGATGATAATATTATAAATAATAATATTGAAAATAATATAGATAATAATATTGAAAATAATGAATTGGATAATGATAATTTAAGCGTTGCAAGTTCTATTACAATGGAAGAATAAAATATAATTTAATAGTTATTTTTATAAATTCATATAATTTTTTATATGAATTTATAAATAAAAATAATGTTTAATTTAATAAAATAATATCTTTATTTTTATTATATAAATTTATTAATGAATGATTTATCTGATAATAAATTCCATCAATATAAATTAATCATTATATTTGTTGGTCTTCCTGCCAGTGGAAAAAGTTATACATCTTTTCAATTAAATCAATATTTTAATTGGATTGGTTATAATACACAAATTTTTAATTGTGGTGAATACAGAAGAAAATTAAATGATAAAAATCAAAGTTCAATTTTTTTTGATAGTAAAAATAAAGATTTAGTACAACAAAGAGAAACTTTTTTAAATTACGCATTATTTGATTTAAATACATTTTTAACAATTAATAATGGTAAAATTGCTATATTAGATGCAACTAATTCTACTAAAGAAAGAAGAAGAAAGATAATAGAAACGTTAAATCTATTTGATTATCCTAAAAAAATAATATTTATTGAAAATATTACAAAAGATAAAGATATAATTGATAAAAATATATTATTTAAAAAAAACTCAAAAGATTATATTAATTTTTCTATTGAAGATATGAAAAAAGATTTTACTGAGCGACTTAATTATTACAAAGAAATATATGAAACGTTATTAGAAGAAGAAAGTTTAAATTATATTAAAATATTTGATTGTGGTAAAACGGTAACTTATCACAATATTAATGGTTATATTGAATCATTATTATTAACCTTTTTAATTAATTTTCGCGTTTATCAAAAGAAAATATTTATTACACGTCATGGACAAAGTTTATATAATTTAGAAGAACGTATTGGTGGTGATCCTGAATTATCTATTGAAGGTCAAAAATATGCATTAAAATTATTTAATTATATATCTTTGTATTATAAAAAAGATGATATAATTATATTTACAAGTAATTTAAAAAGAACAAAAATTACTGCTAAATATTTTATTGAAAATGATTATAATGTTATACATAAAGATATATTAAATGAAATACATGGGGGAGTATGTGAAAATTTAACATATGATTATGTTAAAAAAACAATGCCTGAACTACACGAAGCACGTAGTAAAGATAAATTTAATTTTAAATATCCAGAAGGAGAATCGTATTATGATTTAATAATTAGGTTGAAAGAATTTATTCTTGAATTAAATCGTCTTGAAAGACCTGTATTAATTATATGTCATAATGCGATTGTTCGAGTATTATATTCTTATTTTTTTTCAATATTACATGAAGATATTCCACATCAAAATATTCAATTACATAACTTAGATTGTATTACAAATGATACTTATTTTTATAAAAAAGAAAGTGTTTTAACTTATTCATAAATATAATTAAATTATTATAATAAAAAATTGATTATTAATTTTTTATTATTAAAGTATTGTATATTAATTATAATCATAATTTTTAATTGTGTAAAATAATAATTAACATATTACACCTTTTTACATTTAAACCGCCGATTTTGATAAAATAAATAAAATTGATTTAAATATTTGTCTATAAATTTATATAATAAATAGACAAATGTGTATTCACGAAGGGTGTAAAATTAGACCAAATTATAATGTAGAAGGTGAAACAAAAGCATTGTATTGTTCTGTCCATAAATTGGAAGGAATGGTAAATGTGAAATCCAAAACTTGCGTTCACGAAGGGTGTAAGACTATACCAAATTATAATGTAGAAGGTGAAACAAAAGCATTGTATTGTTCTGTCCATAAATTGCAAGGAATGGTAAATGTGAAAGACAAAAATTGTATTCACGAAGGGTGTAAAATTAGACCAGTATTTAATGTAGAATGTGAAACAAAAGCATTGTATTGTTCTGTCCATAAATTGGAAGGAATGGTAGATGTGAAAAACAAAACTTGTATTCACGAAGGGTGTAAGACCCAACCAGCATTTAATGTGGAAAGTGAAACAAAAGCATTGTATTGTTCTGTCCATAAATTGGAAGGAATGGTAGATGTGAAATCCAAAACTTGTATTCACGAAGGGTGTAAGACTATACCAAATTATAATGTAGAAGGTGAAACAAAAGCATTGTATTGTTCTGTCCATAAATTGGAAGGAATGGTAGATGTGAAATCCAAAACTTGTATTCACGAAGGGTGTAAAATTAGACCAGCATTTAATGTGGAAAGTGAAACAAAAGCATTGTATTGTTCTGTCCATAAATTGGAAGGAATGGTAGATGTGAAATCCAAACCTTGTATTCACGAAGGGTGTAAGACCCAACCAACCTATAATGTGGAAGGTGAAACAAACAGATTGTATTGTTCTGTCCATAAATTGGAAGGAATGGTAGATGTGAAAAACAAAACTTGTAAAAGTTCTTGGTGTTCTACACGAGTTCACGAAAAATATGATGGGTATTGTTTATTTTGTTATATGCACTTATTTCCAGATAAACCAGTATCGCATAACTATAAAACAAAAGAATTTGCGGTAGTCGAATATGTTAAAAATGAATTTCCTCATTTTGATTGGATAGCAGACAAAAAAATAAGCGATGGTTGTTCTAAAAAAAGACCAGACTTATTATTAGATTTAGGTTATCAAATTGTAATTATAGAAGTAGATGAAAACCAACACATTGATTATGATTGTAGTTGTGAAAATAAACGCATAATGGAATTATCCCAAGATTTGGGACATAGACCCATAATATTTATCCGATTTAATCCAGATGATTACATTAACAATGAAAAAAATATTACTTCTTGTTGGGGAAAAAATAAAAAAGGTATTTGTGTTGTAAAAAAATCAAAAAAAGACGAATGGAGTGAAAGATTAAATGTATTAAAAAATCACGTAGATTACTGGATAACCCCAGAGAACACAATAAACAAAACAATTGAAACAATTCAGTTGTTTTATGATGTGTAAAATCGGTGTTTGAAATGTAAAAAGGTGTAAAATTGGAGATATTTCTCACAAAAAATGGATTGAAATAAATACTCTATATCCTACTATAAATTTACTTTTAGAAAAATTATATAAATATACAGGATATTTATATAATTTTTCTAAAAGTAATGAAACTATAGATATTTATACATATTTATTAAGTATAAATATATCAACACAAAATGCAATTATAAAATGGGATATATATCAAAATAAATATAAATGTTCAGATATACATTCTAATTTTTTGCAATTTTGTGTTTTTAGAATAGAACAAACTATAAAAAATATATAACATTAATAATTTATAATTATATAAAAAAATTTATTTTTCAGGTATTAAAAACTTTTTAAATTTTATCATTTGTCCATATGTATTAGATACGGTAACTTCCGACGTATGACAATTTTCAGCAATATCTTTTTTTGTAAATCCTAAATTATAATTTTGTGAAATTAAATAAATACATCCTACAGCAATTGATTTAGGGTTATTTTCTTGACAAATTCCTAATTTATCTACTAATAAAGCAGCTTTATGAGCAATATCTATATACTTATCATCAATTTCTAATAAAATACAAAATCTTTTAATTAAATCTTTAGAATCAATTGGCCGCATTTTTCTAACATAATCTTTATCTTTTTGAAACATTAATTCAGCAAATTCATTACATCCTTTTGATAATTTTTTTGATTTAATATCAAATAATTTAGCAACTTCTTCATTACTACGTATCATATTATTATCTTTTAAAGCATTAAAAAAACATGCTGCAATTAAACATTCACGTGATGTTCCACGTTTAATATAGTCCTTACTAACTATTTTATACATTTTCATAGAAGCATCAATAATTGATTGTGGAACATTATCAATATTAGCTTTTTGTGCAATTTTATTTAATATTGCAATTAAACTTTTTTCTTTGTATGTAAGACCATTCCAACTATTTAACTTTCTATATATTTCATATCCTTTTCCTAAAATTACTGTGCTTAATGAAGAATCAGAAATAATTTGATTCATTGGCATACCACAACGATTCGGGTCACTTGAACGTTTATTGTCATCATTACCATAAAAACGCCACTCTGCATTACGGTCAACAATAAAATCATTCTCTGTTCCACAATCTGTACATGTTATCATTTCATTATCAACTATTAATGTATTTTCTTTTTTACAATAGCAACAAATATCAATATTATTATTTTTTTCAGTATTTTTTAATTCAGTATTTATAATATTTTCATTTTTTAATTCAATATCATAAGATATTTTTATATCTTCATAAATTTTCCAGAATTCTTGATTCATTTTCATATATCTTTAAGTACTTTTTCTTTAAATCAATTTTTGTTTAATATTTTTAGATATAAAATAATCTTTTATATTCTTATTTTAATAAATACCTATATACAGTATTTCATATATTCATTTTTTTATTTTTTTTTAATATTTTATTATAAATAAAATATTCGATTATAATAATGAAATATAAAAAATTACTCTCTATAAAAGGAGGATATATATCAAATCCATTTAAACAAATTGAAGTTTTTTTAAGTTTAATTATTATTGGTTATTTTGGCGTAAAAATTGTTTACGGAATTTTTTTTAATTTTTATCCTCAAAAATATTATTATAGAAATATTGAAATTAATAGTACAAGTTCATCTACAGAAGAATATTCTGAAAACACTTATGAAAATTCAGCTGAAAATACTAATAAATTAGTTTTAAATGCTTATATGCCTGGTATGTGGAATAATGAAATTACTGATTTTACAATAACAATTATTTTATCACTAATTATTTTTGTATATACAAGTATGCAGAATCGTAATATGATTTCAGAAGAAGGAACATTAAATCCTGCTTTAGTATTTGGTTTTTTAATTGGTTGTGGTTATCCTCCTATTAAACATAATTTAGATCCATTATTTAAAAATAATTTATCAGAAAGTTTTTGGAAAAAAGTATTTAATTGTGGTGGTATTTTATTATTTTTATTAGTTGTTATTTTTATTATTGTTTCTAATTATTCATCTATGAATAATAATTCTAATTCAAGTGTAGGATATTTAACATACGTATGTACAATTATATTATTTTTATTTGGATTATTTTATAGTAGAAAAGTTAGCACAACTACAGAAAAAATAACATATAATATGAGTGAAGGTAGTAATTGTTCTACTTCTTCAAATAAATTTGTTAAATCAAGTGGAGAACGTTTAAAAATAAGTACAACATTTATTGTTTTTATATTATTATTATTATTTTCATATAGTCCTACAAATCCAACACTTAATTATGGTTATACATTTATATATGGAGTTTTATTAGGTATTTTTATAAGTGGTATTTCTTATTATGGAATTGAATATTTTTTAATTAAACAACCAGAAAAAATATGTAATTCATATGCTGAATGTAATTCAAATTCAAATGTTATTTCTTTAACAGAAGATGAAGATGAAGATAGTGAAGACTATGAAAATAATATTATTGAAGAAAAAATATATGATAATAATTCTGTATCAATTATAAAATTAATGTTAGTAATTTTTTTATTAATTATATTAGTATATTTAGGTTATAATTTTATATCTAAATAAAATAAAATACTATTGTTCTATGGAAATTTTACCTCATTTTTGGATTTCTAATACAATAAAAAATAATTCATATTTAAAGTCTAAAGAAATAAAAAATATTATTTTTTTATCAAATAATGAACAATTTATTAAAAATTATCACGAAGAACAAATCCGTATAAATTTAGAAGATTTAACAGATGATATAAAACAACGAAATATTATTTTATATCAAAATTTATTTGATGTTACATATTATATTCATGAACAACTAAATAAAAATAATAACGTATTATTAATAGGTAATGAAGATGATGAACAAATATTAGATATTTTTATATTAGCTTATTTTATGCGTTACGGAAAAACTACATTAGAATATGCATTAAGTTTTTTATTTTCTAAAAAAAAAAACTGTTTACAACCTAAATTTTATTATAAAAATTGTTTATTAAAATTTCAAGAAGAATTAAATAAATAAAAAAGTTTTATAAATTTTTTTATAAATTTTTATAAATTTAATATATTTTTGAAAAAATATTTATAAGTTATATATATAGTAATGGGAAATACAAATTCTGTACCTAATAATAAAAATATAAATATTATAAATACTTCTAAAAATATTCCCAAAATAGAATTAGATCAAAATATTATATTTGAAAATATATTAAAAATATCTAATGAAATGATTACAAGATATCAAAATAATTATTTAGAACCTACATTTTGCGATAATATGGCATTAATTTATCAAAATAAATTAAATGAGCTTGATATTAAAGTATTACGAAATATTCATAATAATATAAATAATTCTAATAATAAAAAAGGTAATACTGAACAAGAATTACGATTACTATTACAATATAATCCTAAAAATGATGAAACTTTTTTTACAGATTCTTTTAAAGTTAAACTGCAAGAAGTTTTTTGGGGTAAAAATATAGATTATAGTAAAGATATTTTTGATAGTAAAGATTTACCTGAAAATTTTGACACTTTTATTTCATATATTAAATATAAACCTAGATATATTAATCCTAAACATGTAAATAAATTATTAGAAACAATTCCTTCTACAAATTTATCTCAAAAAGGTGGTGATTATATTAAGAATTATAGTAACAATTTAAATAAACAATTAAATAAAATTAATACTACAAAAAAATATAATAATAAAGTTTCATTATCTAATTTTACAAATGAATCAAATAATAATGAATCAAATAATAATGAATCAAATAATAATGAACTAAATAATAATGAACCAAATAATAATGAACCAAATAATAATGAACCAAATAATAATAAAATAAATAGACAAAACAAACAAGTAAATAGTCTAAATAAACAAGTAAATAGTCTAAACAAACAAGTAAATAATAATAGACAAAACAAACAAGTAAGTAATATAACAAATAAAAATACTGTTATAGAAAATAAAAATATTACTCATAATACAACAATACCAAAACAATATAATAAACAATATCAAAAACCATTTAATAAACAATTTCAAAAATCATTTAATAAACAATTATCAAAATTTCCTCCAAACAAAGTTCCTTATAATAAAAATGTAAATAAAACTTTAGAAAAAACAACTAATAAAATTATATTAAAATATTTTGTTCCAGGATGGTATAAAACACCAAGTGATATTTGTGAAAATAGTGAAAGTTGTTCTCTTACTAAAAAACAATTATGCAAAGCAATAACTGAAAATTTTATAGTAAGAAATAATATTATTGCTGCTATTTTAACTGCTATTCCTGAAAAAGTTACATATTCAGATGGTCGTGTTGAATATATTGGAGGAATATGTTATGAAAAGTTTATTAATCTAAATGAATGTAAAATGTGTGTTCCTTTCAATTATAAAGAATTAATTGGAAAAGATATTCAAGATATAATTCAAAATATTATTCAAAAGTCAGAATATTTGACAGAAATAGCATGTCGTGAACATGGAGGTTATTTCTTAAAATTAACAGATAATGAAAAAAAAATATTTGGTAGCAAAATATATTATAATAATTCTAATAAAAAATTATACCCTAAAACAAAATACAATTTATTTTATGTAGAATGTCTTGAAAAATTAAAAACTAGTTACTTTACATCTTTAAATAATTTAATTTTAATTCTTGAAAAAATGAATGTTAATGCTTATATTGATAATGATACCATGAATAAAATTGCAATGAAAACTAAGGAAATTTTAGATAATATGTACAGTTTATGTAATTATTATTATGTATATGCTATTATTGCACTTATAAATGGTGATTTTTCAGTTCCTGTCACTAATAATACAAAAAGTTTAAGTAGTTCATTTGAATCTGCTTTAAAAACACCAAAAAAATAAAAATTTAATTATATTTAATTATATTTAATTATAAACCATTAAATATTCACAATTTTACAGGATGATATAATTTTTTTTCAATAACATATGATGATTTATGAGTTATATCATATGCTACTAATTTTAATAAAGGATTATTTTTATCAGTTGTTAAAATACCAATATATTTAGGTAAAAATTGATGTATTGTTAATTGAAATTCTTTACATAAATGGGGTAATAACGCTTCGAAATAACCTGTATATTTTTTATCAATATTATTTGTTAATAATTGCATTAATTGACTTGAAAAACGCATAATTACACCAAGTATTCCTATGTTTTCAATATTTTGAAAACCTTTCAATTTTTTTGACCATGGCCATTGAGTGCTTCGTAATCCATATTCTGGAACGAGTAGATCATATTTATATAAGTTATGTTCTTTTATAATATCTAATAAATTACCATGAAAATAAACATCATTTTCAATAACCCACACATAGTCATACTCTTTTATTTTATTATTATATTTTTGAAAATAAGAAATATATAAACTATGTCCTAAATGATCATAACTTGTTTTAATTAAATTTATTGGATAAATTGGTATTGATGAAATTTGTTCTTGAATTTTATAATCATATGTATTTTTATTATCAAATAAAACAATTATATCTATATTAGGTTCTTTTGAGTTATTTAATTTTTTTAATGTTTCTAAAAAAATATCTTGAAAATTATGAGTAATAAAACAAATTAAATTTTTTTTTGCTAATTCCATATATATTTCATATATTTTAAAATAAATGAAATACAAAAACGAATATAATATTTTTATAAAAATATTATGTTAATGATGCTAATGGTTGTCCAGGTTGAGCATTAGAAGCATTTTTCATTTGATTTGGTAAATTTTGTATAGATTCAAATTCTTTAATTATATTAGATGAAAAATCATATAAATTTGTAAATACTGGAGGTATAGAAGTAAAAAATGTACCAATTGATTTTCCTATATTAGGTGATTTTTCACCTCCTTTCATATTTTTAGTATCTTTTTTCAAGACTTTTTTAGTATCTTTTTTCAAGACTTTTTTAGTATCTTTTTTCAAGACTTTTTTAGTATCTTTTTTTAAATCTTTTTTAGTATCTTTTTTTAAATCTTTTTTAGTATCTTTTTTCAATTCTTTTTTAGTATCTTTTTTCAATTCTTTTTTAGTATCTTTTTTCAATTCTTTTTTAGTATCTTTTTTCAATTCTTTTTTTATATTAATATTATTAATTATAGTTTTTTTAGACATATCTATTAATATTTAGTTAGATATAAATTATTATTTATATTATTATAATCTAGAATCTGTAGAACCAAAACCTCCTTCACCACGTTCTGTATTATCTAATTCTTCAACAATATTTATATTTAATTTATCAATTTTTGTTGGTATCATTTGAACAATTTTCATTTCTTTTGTTATAATAAATTCATTATTTTCATCATTATTAATTAATAATACTTTAATTTCTCCACGATAATCATAATCAATAACTCCAGCACCTATATCAATATTATTTTTTACACTTAACCCAGAACGTGGTGCTAAACGCATATAATATGACGGGTCGTCCCATGAAATTTGAAGACCAGTAGAAATTAATTTCCTAGATTTAGGTGGAATAATAATATCTTCTTCATTATTTGAATAAATATCTATTCCTGCTGAATATTCACTACCATAAGTTGGTATTTTAAATTTATTACTTCCTTTAATTTTTAGTTGAATCATATTATATTTATTAATTATTCTAATTAATTATTTAAATACTTTTTTTATTCAATAAAATATATTATAAAGTTATTATTATTTATAATATATATAATTTAATTATGTCTAAAGCAATATTAATTAATGATTCATTAACAACTTATTTATGTAATATTTGTTCTGAAAAAATTGAAAAAAATAATATAATAGGTTTAAAATGCGATTTTAAAAAGCATATTTTTTGTTATCAATGTATTTATGATTGGTATAAAGAAATTAATTATAATTCATTATATACTAAACAAATGTGTCCAATATGCCGTAAAAAAGGCGGTTTATTACCACAACTTAATGATGTAAAATTTATTAAAAATATTCATTATAATAATGATGAAGATGAATATGTTCAAAATTGTGGCACTTTAATAAAAAATAAAAATACTACATGTTATGTTATTGGTAAACCTGAAAATAAGTATAAATGTTGTCGACATACAACTAAATTAAAAAAAGAAAAAAATGATAATATTGATAAAAAGGCAGAAGTTATATAGACTAAAAATATTTGTTTTTTCAATGTACATTTGAATATATTTTTTATTTGGGTTAAAGAATAATATTTTTAATGGGTCATTAAACTCTATTGATTCTTCTATACATTTTAATCGTTTTTTATATAATTTGTTCATTTTATAAAAATAATAAAAACAATTTATATTTCCAAATAAAAATAATTTATAACTTAATAAAATATTATAATCAAAATAAATTATTAAATTAATTAATGTGATTAAACCATTATTCGTAATATCTGTCAAAAAATGTACATCATATTTAGATTGATAACTAATTTTATTTTCTATATATTTATAAATTTCATAAATTAAATATTGACCATTAAGGCAGAAACTATAATCTAATATTTTTCGTTGTTTTAAATAATACAAAAATAAATATATTATATATATACGAATATATAAAATAAATTCTAATTGATAAATAGTTGATTGTTTATTTGAATTATATTTTTCAATATAAAAATTACCAATATAAGAAATAATTGAATTATACATATTTATATTATATTTTATGTATATAAATATTTTATGTATATAATATAAATATTTTATGTATATAAATATTTTATTTATATTATATAAATATTTTATGTATATAAATATTTTATTTATATTATATAAATATTTTAATAATAATTATATATTATAAATTTTTTTATAAATATATTTATAAAAAAATTTATAATATTAATTAATTTAAAATTTTAAAACTAATATATATTATAATAAATAATACTATTATAAATAATAATTATGACATCAATTCGTAGATTAACCCAAGAATTAAAAAATATTACAAAAGATTCTCCTCATAATATTTCAGCATATTCAATTGATGATAATTTATTTGAATGGGAAGCAATATTAATTGGGCCAAGTGATACACCTTATGAAGGTGGTATATTTACTTTACATTTACATATTCCAAAAGATTATCCAATGAAACCACCAAATGTTATTTTTAAAACTAAAATATATCATCCAAATATAAATAGTAGTGGTTCTATTTGCCTTGATATATTAAAAGATAATTGGAGTCCGTCATTAACTATTTCAAAAATATTGTTATCAATATGCTCTTTATTGAATGACCCAAATTGTAATGATCCATTAGTACCAGATATAGCAAATGAATGCAAAAATAACTATGAAGTTTATTGTAAAAATGCGCGCGAATGGACACAATTTTATGCTATAAATTAACAATTAATTCTACTAAAAAATTTATAATAAACTTTATATAGTAAATATTTATAAAAAAATAAAATATAAAAATAATTAATTTTAATTATTTTTATATTTTTTTTTTAGATTTTAATTAAAAAATATATTTATAATTTATAATGAGTAAAGGAAGTATTACAAGAACGAGTCAAGGTAATAATCCAGTAGATTTTTATAAAGGTCATACAGGTGTTACTTTAAATACTATCGGTTATGATATAAGTAGTAATGATTATATAATTAGTAAAGGTGGTATATTAAATACTAATAATTTATTTCAAATATCTGATAATGGTAATTTTACATTTAGTAACGGTGCTGGTAGTGGTACTACAGTTAATTATGTTGATTTGGGTAAAATTGATGAAATTACTAATGGTACAGCAGCAGCAGATAAAGCATTAGTTTTAGATAATAGTAGAAATATTACTAATATTAATGATATTACAATGACTGGTGATCTTACAATAACTGGTGATTTAATATCCAACTCTTCAGATAGTACTGTTAATGTATTTAATGAATCAAGTGTTGGAGTTCTTAATATTGGTTCAGGAGCAACTGATATTTATCTAGGTGGTTCATCAACAAATATTAATATTGCAACAAATACTGGCTCTTCGACAACTGTAAATATTGGTGCAAATGATGATACTGTAAATATTTATGGTACTTTAAACGTACATGGCACAACAACAACTGTACATTCAACCAATACTTACTTAGAGGATCCAGTATTTGAATTATCTAGAGGTGCTACTGGTGCTCCTATTACTGATAGTGGTCTATTAATTAATCGTGGTTATGGTACTGGTGGAGGGGCTGACAATGGATTTATAGGTTTTGATGAAAGTGCTGATACTTTTATAATGGGATTAACACAAAATAATAGTGGACATACTGGAAATTATACAATCACTCCAGGAACACTTCAATTATCTAAATTAATTGGTGAAGATTCAAACAATACATTAACGTTAGATGAAACAAATGTTTATATAAATTCAACTACTTTAGGAATTACTGGTAATACAAATATTTATGGAGATTTTGGAATGGATGGATCTCAATTTACAGTAGATGTTTCAGGATCCGGTGAAAATGCTATTGCTATAACATCTAGTGCTGGTGGTGTTGATATTGATGCTGCGGCAACAAAAGATGTTAATATTGCTGGTGGTCAGGTTGCTTTAGTATCAAAAGATGATAGTGCTTCCGCTATTAGTTTAACAACGAATCAAGGTACTTCTGAAACTATTGTAGTGACAAATACTCTAGGTACAAATGATGCTTCTATTGCTTTAACAGCCAGTGCTGGTGGAGTTGCAATTACTGGTAAAAATTCTTCACTTACAATGTCTACTGCTGGTGATATTGGTTTAACAGCTAATACATCAACTACAGATAATATCACATTTATAAATACGCAAGGAACCAGTAATAATGCTATTGCTTTAACAGCGAGTTCTGGAGGTGTAAATATTGATTCTAATTCTGTTAATATTACTGGTGTAACAACTTTAGTTAATACAACAAATAGTACAAATACAACATCTGGTGCTTTACAAGTTTCTGGTGGTGTTGGTATTGCAAATAATGTATTTATTGGAGGATTATTAGATGTAGGTGGTACAGGAACCTTTAGTCATATGGATGTGACTGGTAATGTTGGAATTACTGGTGGTAATTTAACTTTATATGGAACTTCCACTCAAGTTGGTAATGCAACACTAACTGGAGATTTTACTCAAACAGGTGATGCAGATATAACTGGTAATGTTGGAATTACCGGTGGTAATTTAACTTTATATGGAACTTCCACTCAAGTTGGTAATGCAACACTCACTGGAAGTTTTACTCAAACAGGTGATGCAGATATAACTGGTAATGTTGGAATTACCGGTGGTAATTTAACTTTATATGGAACTTCCACTCAAGTTGGTAATGCATATGTGTATGGTAATATAGGTGTCACAGGAAATATAACTTGTAATGAAATAATAGCAAGTTCATCATCTACATCCGATATAAGATATAAAGAAAATATTATAAATATTGACTCTTCATTAGAAAAAGTATTAGAATTACGTGGTGTTTATTTTGATTGGATTGATAAAAAAAAATTTAATGATCGTAAACAAATTGGTTTTATTGCACAAGAAATTGAATCTGTTGTCCCAGAGCTTGTTTTAACTGATGAAAATGGATTTAAATCAGTTAATTATAGTCAATCAGTTTCTTTACTTGTAGAAGCAATTAAAGAACAACAAAGTATGATTAAACAATTACAAGAAGAAGTTAATTTATTAAAAAATAAACCAAAGCGTAAATATACTAAAAAAAATAATAATGATTTATCATAAAATTAATATTTTATATTATTAATGGAGGAAAATATTTTTGATAAAATATATCAAATAATGAGTACATATGATTATTTACTTGAAAAATTAATAAATAAAAAAAATATTAATAAAGACACTTCTTTTTTATTTCATAATGATAATTTTTTTCAATTTATATTTAAAAATATTCATGTTCAACCAAAAAATTATCAAAATATTAATAAAAATAAAAACACACAATATTATCAAATAGAAAATAAAAATATTCAAAAAGATGATATAAATCAAGATAATATTCAAAAAGATGATATAAATAAAAATAATATTCAAAAAGATGATATAAATCAAAATAATATTCAAAAAGATGATATAAATCAAGATAATATTCAACAATATGATGTAAATCAAGATATAAAAATATTTATTAAAAAATGTTATAAAAAAATTGCTCTATTATGTCATCCAGATAAAACAGATAATATTATTTTTAAAAATTATTTTATAAAATGTCAAGATTATTATGAAAATAATTTTATAATTGGCTTATTATATCTTTTTTATTTAATAAAAATAAGTCCTCCTTTATTAAATGAAAATATAATTCAAAAAATATTTATTGAAATTAGATTAATACAAGAAAAAATATATAATTTACAAAAATCCAATTAAACAATAAATAAGTAATAAATATATTTATCATTTTGTTATTTATATTAAATATTTTTAAATATCTAATATAATGTTATGATAAATTACTATAAATTTATTATTAGGATTATCTTAATTTATGTTATTGTTTATAGTACAACTAAAAATTGTAATAATAATGTAAATATTTTAAATGGTAATAATTGTAATTTAAATAATAATATTTTGTCAAATACTATATCATCAATGTTTAACAAAATAAATGATATAAGATATAATTTACAATGTTCTTCATTTAGTATAAATGATTATTATAAAAATAATTCTGAGTATAATCAATATAATTATGATTTAAACATGTCAAATAATTTAAATACTATTCCATTAGAATTATTATATAAAGAAAATAATAAATTTAATAAAATTAATTGCAATGAAATAGAATGTAATGTTGGTAATTTTAATAAAATTAATAACAATATACTTCAATCCAATAATGCTAATATAAATACAATATACTCAAATAATCATATATCTTCAAATATTGATAGTGATAAAGGTACATTTAACGAAATATATAGTCAAAAACTTGATACAGAATCTTTTCAATCAACACTAGGTATAATACAAAATTTAGAGAATAATAATATTTTTACAAATAATGCATCTATTAAAAATTTAAAAGGAAATAGTTCAATTTTTCAAAAAATTGATAGCAATTTATTAAGTAGTCATAAAGCTGACATTAGTCATATTTCAAATAATTATTTAGAATCGAATGAAGCAAATATTGATAAAATAAATATAAATGAAATTTATTCAAATACAATTAATTCTAATATTGGAAATATTAATATTTTAAAAAGTGAAGATATAGAAACTAAAAATTTTAAGTCACTTAAAGCTGAAATAAATGATTTTAAAACTGAAAATATTGAATTAAATAATCTAATTTCAAAAAATGGTTCGATTGATTTGTTAAAAAGTGATAAATCTTATTTTAATGAAAGTACAATTGATATTTTAAAAAATAACAGCACTGAAACAAATAATATAAAAGCACTTAAAGGAGAAATAAATGATTTAAAAACTGAAAATATTGAATTAAATAATATTGTTTCAAAAAATGGTTCGATTGATTTATTAAAAAGTGATAAATCTTATTTTAATGAAAGTACAATCGACATTTTAAAAAATAACACTATGGAATCAATAATTATAAAATCAAATAAAGCAAATATAAATAATATTATTAATGAAAATATAGAATCAAATAATATTGTTTCAAAAAATGGTTCGATTGATTTGTTAGATTCTAATAAAGTATATTTTAAAGATGGTTTTATTAATACATTAAAAAATAATTCTTTAGATACATTAAATATTAAAGCTATATCTGGAGAATTTGTTGATTTAAAAGGAATAAATGCTGAATTAAATAATTTAATTTCAAAAAATATTTTTATTGATGATATTAAAAGTAAAAATTTACAAAGTTCTAATTTTATTTCAAATGAAGCATCTATTGATAATTTAAATTCTAAAAAATCTTATATTAATGAAGCAGTTGTTGATGATTTTACTTCTAAAAAATCTTTTATTAATGAAGCATTTATAGAAGATTTAAATTCTAAAAAAATGTTAATTAATGAAGCATCTATTGATAATTTAACATCTAAAAAAGCTATAATTAATCAAGGTAATATAAATGTATTAAATAATAAAGAATTAAATACAGAAAATATTCGAACTATACAAGCATCTATTAATCAAATTAATGCAGTTTTAGTATATATGACAAAATTAATTTCTGAAGAAGCTAGTATTGATATTTTAAAAAATAAAGAATTAAAATCAATATTAATTCAATCAAGTAATGCTATTATTAATGAACTAAATACAGATAGTTTCATAACAAAAAATGCGATTATTGATATTTTAGAAAATAAAGAACTAACGTCTGAAAATATTAAGGCTATTCAAGCAACAATTGAACAATTAAATGTTGATTTAATATGCATGAAAAATTTAATTTCAGAAAAAGGAACAATTAATATATTAAATAATCAAGAATTAAATACAAGTCTTATAAATTCTAGTGTTGCGATTATTAATGAACTTAAAACTAATAATTTAGTATCAAAAAATGGAAAAATCGATATTTTAGAAAGTAAAGAATTAACAACTGAAAATATTCAAGCTATTCAAGGTTCAATTGAAAAATTAAATTCATACTTTGTTTTTATAAAAAAATTAACTTCAATTGAAGGTTCTATTGATGTATTAAAAAATATGGACTTAGAAAGTGAATTAATAAAATCAACTAATGCAGTTATAAATCAGTTGGATACCAATAATTTAATATCAAAAGAAGCATTTATTGATATACTTAAAAACAATAATATTGATACATTAAATTTAAATTCTGAAAATGGTTCTATTAATAACTTAAAAAATAATAATTTGATATCTGATAATATTGATACAATAAATTTAAGTGCAGAAAATAGTTTTATTAATAATTTTAAAAATAATAATCTAATGACTGATAATATTGATGCTATAAATGCAAACATTAACCAATTAAAAGTTATTTTAATAACTGTTAAAAATTTAATTTCTGAAAAAGGTTCTATTGATATTTTAAAAAATATGGAACTAGAAAGTATTCTTATTAAATCAAGTACAGCTATTATAAAAAAATTAGTATCCAATAATTTAATATCAAAAGAAGCTATTATTAATATTATTAAAGCAAGGGAAATAAAAACAAATAATATTTATTCAAAGAATGGTATAATAAATAGATTAAAAACAGATAATATAATTTCACAAAAAGGTACTATTGATAAACTTGAAACTAAAAATTTATTTAGTAAAAAAGCTTCTATTGACACTTTTCAAACTAAAACTTTAACTGGTGAAGAAGGTTCTATTAACATTCTTCAAACTAAAACTTTAACTGGAGAAGAAGGTTCTATTAACATTCTTCAAACTAAAACTTTAAATGGTGAAGAAGGTTCTATTAACACTCTTCAAACAAAAACTTTAACTGGTGATAGTGGTTCTATTAATACTCTTCAAACTAAAACTTTAACTGGTGATAGTGGTTTTATTAATACTCTTCAAACTAAAACTTTAACTGGAGAAGAAGGTTCAATAAATAAACTTCAAACTAAAACTTTAACTGGTGAAGAAGGTTCAATAAATAAACTTCAAACTAAAACTTTAACTGGTGAAGAAGGTTCAATAAATAAACTTCAAACTAAAACTTTAACTGGTGAAGAAGGTTCTATTAACATTCTTCAAACTAAAACTTTAACCAGTGAAGAAGGTTTAATTAACACTCTTCAAACTAAAACTTTAAATGGTGAAGAAGGTTCTATTAACATTCTTCAAACTAAAACTTTAACTGGAGAAGAAGGTTCTATTAACATTCTTCAAACTAAAACTTTAACTGGTGAAGATGGTTCTATTAATACTCTTCAAACTAAAACTTTAACTGGTGAAGATGGTTCTATTAATACTCTTCAAACTAAAACTTTAACTGGTGATAGTGGTTCTATTAACATTCTTCAAACTAAAACTTTAACTGGGGAAAAAGGTTCTATCAACATTCTTCAAACTAAAACTTTAACCAGTGAAGAAGGTTTAATTAACACTCTTCAAACTAAAACTTTAACTGGCGAAGAAGGTTCTATCAACATTCTTCAAACTAAAACTTTAACCAGTGAAGAAGGTTTAATTAACACTCTTCAAACTAAAACTTTAACTGGTGAAATTGGTTCTATAAATGCTCTGCATACAAATAGACTAATTAGTGAAAATGGTTCAATCTCTATTCTTCAAATAAAAGATTTAACTGGTGATAGTGGTTCTATAGATACTCTTAATACTAAAACTTTAATTAGTAAAAATGGCACATTAACTAATCTTAAAACTAAAACTTTAACTGGTAATAGTGGTATAATAAATAAACTACAAACAAAAACTTTAACAGGTGATAGTGGTATTATTGATACTATACAAACTAAAACTTTAACTGGCGATAGTGGTTCAATAAATAAACTTCAATCCAAAACTTTAACTGGTGAAGAAGGTTCTATTACTACACTTAAAACAAATAGTTTAACTGGTGAATATGGTTCTATTAACACTCTTCAAACTAAAACTTTGACTGGTGATAGTGGTATAATTGATACTTTACAAACAAAAACTTTAACTGGTGAAGAAGGTTCTATTAACACTCTTCAAACTAAAACTTTAACTGGTGAAGATGGTTCTTTTATAAAACTAGAAGTTGATAATTTAACTAGTAAAAATATTGTAATTGAAGAAATAACTAATCTTCTAATTAAATCAGAAAACACTATTACTGATGTATTAGAAGTAAAAGAAATTACTGTTGTATCTGACCAACGCAAAAAAGAAAATATTAAATATGAACCACTATCTTCTGACTTACTTGATCATATAAAAATGGTGTCATTTCAATATAATGATGATAAATCTAAAAGAGAACATATTGGATTTATTGCACAAGAAATTGAAAAAATTTATCCTGAATTAATAAATAAGGATAAAGACGGTTATTTATCTGTTAAATATTTAGAAATGATTCCTTTATTATTAGATTATAATCAAAAATTAAAGAAAAATATGTATAATTTAGAAAACAAAATATTAAATTTAGAAAAAAATAATATTTAATTATTTTGATATTATTATAATTTATCATATTTTTTATATTATTCGATAATAATATAAAAATATTTAATACTAATAAATGAAATATGATTATGTGCTAAAAATAATACTTGTTGGTAATTCTAATACTGGTAAATCTAATTTTTTTAATTTATTATTAAATAATGAAATAGATGAACCTACATCAACGATTGGTGTTGATTTTTCTATAATATATCATACAATTAATGATAAAGTTTTTCGTATAAATTTATGGGATACAGCCGGACAAGAAAGATTTTATTGTATTATTGATAGATATTTTCGTGAAATTAGTGGAGTTATTTTATTTTTTGATATAAACAATATTAATTCATTTTATTCTTTAGAAAAATGGATAACTAAAATAAAAGATCAAAATAAATGTAATCACGACCATCCTATCATTTTATTGGGAAATAAAAATGATTTACCAAATAAAGTTAATCATAATGATATTATTGATTTAATAAATAAATATGACTTAATTTATATAGAAACATCATTAAAACAAAATAAAATAATTGTATATGATATATTAGAGTTGATTATAGATAAAATAAATTTATTTTATATAAAAAATAAAAAAAATATAATATGTCAAAATATTAAACTAAATAATGAACATAATTATGAACAAAAAAATAAACTTTTAATAACTTATCAAAATATATTAAATAATAAAAGTTCTGAAAATAAAGATAATAATATATCTAATAAAATAAAAAATAAATTATATCATTATACATGTTTCATATAGATAATAAAAATCTAAAATAATAAAATATTATTTTATATATTTCAAATAATAAAATAGTAAATTATTATTATGTAATATAAAGTTTTTTTTATAAATATTAATAATGGATATATCTAATAATAATTCTGATGATGAAGATAATAATGATAATATAAACGAACAACAAAATAATAATAATGAATATAATAATAAAGATAATAATATTTTAAATAATAATATTTTAAATAATAATAGTGAAAATAACAATAGTGAAAATATTGTAAATAATAATAGTGAAAATAATGGAAATAATAATAGTGAAAATATTGTAAATAATAATAGTGAAAATATTGTAAATAATAATAGTGAAAATATTGAAAATAATAATAGTGAAAATAATAATATTAATTATACCAATACATTTTATTTTGAACAAGGTCATAATGAACAAGATATGATTAATCAAATAAATAATTTTATTAATAGTATAACTAATATTAATCAAATAAACAATTATAATAATTTAAATAATCAAAATATAAATAATCAAAATATAAATAATAGTGAACAATTTAACAATGAAGATAATGTACAAATGGTTTTTGAATTTGAATTTATTTTAGATAATGACCAAACAAATATTGATGAACAAGTACATTTTAATAATTGTGATCATATTAATGAAATTTTAGGAAAACCAGAATTTATAAAAAATGATGATTCGCTTATTGGAACAGAATGTAATATATGCATGGATAATTATAAATATAAACAATATAAAAGAACTTTACCTAAATGTAATCATACTTTTCATAAAAAATGTATAGATAATTGGTTAAAAAAAAAGAGTTCTTGTCCAGTATGTAGAACAGAATTTCTAAGTGTTAATATTTGACGATTCTTTTAATTGACTTAATAATTGATTAATTTGTTTTTTAGCATTTTTCTTTTGTTTTCCATCATTTGTCATTTTACTTGCCATCATTTCAACAGCTTTTTTTATTTCTTCTTCAGAAGAATTATTTATATTTGAGAATAATGGATTTTTTTTTAATGCTTCTAATTGACTATTTTGAGTTGAAGGATTAGATTGATTTCTTCCTAGTCTTTTATTTCTTAATTCTTCCTTTTGTTTTTGTAACTTTATTTTTAAAGCATTAATATTTTCTTGTCTTTTTTTTTCTTTTTCTTCTTCACTTATTATTTGTTGATTATTAAGTTCATTTTCATAATCTTTTTTTTCTTCTTCTTCAATGACATCATATTTAGATGTATCTTGTGATACTTCTAATTTTTTTATATTTATTTTTTTTTTCATTGTGTAATAATATAATTTAATATTATTTTTTTATATTAAGATTATATTACTTATTTTTTACTAATTCATAAGTAATATTTTATTACTTATTTTATTCCTTATATATTTTATATATATGATATATATATAAAATATATAATGGTTAATTGGGGTTTAGGAATTGAACATGAAATGCGTGTTCGTTTTCATAATAAACTAACTTTTTTAAATATTAAAAATAAATACATAATAAAAATTATTGAAAACTTTAAGTATATTCCTGATTATTTATTTATTGATTCTAGTTTATTACTTACATTATACAGAAAATATTCTGAAATAATTATTGAAGATTATTATAAAAAGCAATTTAATCTATTAAAAAATATAGAAAAAAAAAACACCTATATAAAAAAAAATGAAGATCATATAATAAATTATATTTTAAATAATATAGAAGAACATCCTTATCAATACTTACATTATTGTGTAGTTAATAATATAGATTATCCAATAAATCAAAATAAATTTTTTAATTTGTCATCTAAAAAATGGTTTGATTTTTTTTATTATTACGTAAAAATTTATTCTAAAAAATTCTTTTTTTTACCTATACATGTTTTTTTCATTTATAAAAATAATAATTATATTCGTTTTAGTCTTGAATCAGTTTTGCCAATTGATAATATTGATTTAAATAATAAAAAAAATATTCAATTAATAATTAAAAATTTAAAAAATGGTACTTATGAAAAAGAACTAAAAAAACTTATAGAAGTAGAGTTAAAAAAATATAAATATATCAATTATATTATAGTAAAATCAGAAGAATATATTGATATAGAAATTAAATATCATAATAATAATAATTCATATATATCAATAAATAAACTAGAAAAATATATTAATGAACAAAATTCTCAACCTTCTAATATACAAATACAGGCATTTTTACAAAATATTTCAAAAAAATTTCATAGTAATAAAAATAATGATGAAAATTATTATAAAATAATATCATTATTACAAAATTTATATCAATTAGAAATTCCTGAAATAGATTATACTTCTCAAGTATACGCGTTGGAATTTAAAACATATGACTATAAAAATAATAATTATAAAAAACAATTAGACGATTTAATTTCCATTGAAACATTATTTTTTAATATTATAAATGAAATTCCTGAATTACAACCTTTAATAGAAGTTTTTGGTAATATTGAATATCATAATACAGGTAGTTTAGAAAATACAATTATGATAAATAATATAAAAGAAAATAATATTAATTTTCAAAAAATAGAAAAAGATTATTCTGGTAGTTTTCATGTATGGATTACTATACCATATGATGAAAAATGTAGTCCTGAAAATTTTTTATATCAACACGAATGTCTTGGAAATAGACTTCAATTACTAGAACCTATTTTCTCTTCTTATTTTACTAGTCCTGATATTAATTCTATTGGAAATAAATTAACCCATTCTCGTACAAGTTTACGTCAATTTTTAAATACATATGCAGGATATGGTACTTCAAATGTATCTTATTTAAATGGTATTGAAAAAGAATATATCAACTCATATTATCTTTCAAAAGATGATGTATTTAAAAATAATTATATAACTCTCAAAAATTATAAAAAAGTTTATGACAGTCAAGATAATAAAATTTTAAAAAATTATGATATGTTAACAACTCGAAGTAGTACAGTAAGTTTTTATTATGATTATTTTGAAAAATCAATTTATGAAAATAATAATTATAATAAAAATAATAAAAATATTCACTTTGAAAATTATTTAATAAAATTATTTAAAACTACAAATATTACTCCAGAAGAACATAAAATTCCATTAGGTGCTGATATTCGCACTTCGTCAATGAATAAATTATTTTATCCAGAATTATTACCAGAATATAAAGAAGTTTATATTTTAGAAAATAATAAATTTATAAAATATTATATAGACATTCCTAATCAAAAAATTACAAATAAACCTAAATTTGATATGAAATCTTATCATAAATTATTAAAAAATGAACGTATCGGTATAGAATTTAGAATATTTGATCATCAACCAACATCAAATTTAATACAATTTTTAGCAATTTGTGCTCAAATAGTTACATTTTCAATGGATAATTATAAAAAATTAAATGTAAAAGATTTATATATTTATAATCAATTATGGCATGATGAAATGTATAAATCAATGATTAATGGTTTTGAATATCAACTTAGTAAACCTTATATGAAATTAATTGAAAAAGAATTTAATATAAAATTTATAAATGAAATAAATGATAAAAATAGTATAAAAAATGAATTAAATGGAAAAATATTTTTTGAACAATTTTATAAAAATATGAATAAAAAACTAAATAAAAATAAAATATATCATAAATTAGGTGTTAAAAAAGAAGATGTAATATTTGAAAATTTTAATGAAAAAGTATGGACATATAATTTTTATTTATTTTTAGAAAAAAATCCTAAATTATTAAAAAGTATATTAGATATTATTTATTCAAATAAAAATAATAATAATAAAAAAAAAGAAATTTCTACTATTTTAGGTGAAAATTTTTCTTATAACATAAATAAAATTATGACAATATTAAATTAATGAAGATTTAAAATGGGACAAAAATCAAATTCGCATCTAAAAGATTTATCCATTACATGAATATGTAAATTATGAGTATGTTATAGAGACAACTTATAAATGATTAGTTTTTTTCTGAAATTTTAGGTTTAATTTTTCTAGGTACTTTTTCAACAAGAATATAATCTGATAAACTATTTTTATTATATAGACTATTATAAAATTTGATATTCTCTAGTTTTGGTTTTGTACTTTCTGGTGTACTAATATTTAGTTTACAAAGTGTACTGTCGTTAAAATTTAGCATTCTATATTATATAATATTTATATTTAATTTATTATAATTAAATTAAATCAAATTTTTATTTTTTTATAAAAAAATTTTGATGTTTATATTCATATATTAAATAAATATCAAAAAATTCATTTAGTTTTTTTTCTTATACCTAAATTTAGTATTGATATTAAATGTTTCATTTGTTTTGTTTGATTCCAATTTACATGAATTAATAGTATATTTGATCATAAGTTTTATCTTGAATTTTTTTTGAATAATTACATTTTTAATTTTTCTTAATAAAATTTTATAAATAGGATTTATTTGAAATTTCTAATGATATCAATATAAAATGTATAATCTTAAAAGTTGATATATTTTAATGGTTATTTTATAAATAGAAATAATATAATCAAAAATAATAGAATAATAAATAATATATTCAGTAATTATATAAAATATAAATTTTATATATTTTATTTTTATATATTTTATTTTTAATAAAAGTAGGGGTGTAAATGTGCAAAGGTGTAAAATACTTAAAAATATCTAGAAAAGCATTGCTATAAATCTTCAATAGTCTAAATTAAAAATTACCTGACTCATTAAGCGATGAGTCTAAATGTTCATAATCTTTAATATGCGTTTTTATTTGAAATGTATAAACAAGCTGATGTTTATCTTGAATTAAAAATATATCATTATTTGAAAAATAATTTTTTTGAATATAATTTGGTAATTGATAAAATGGATATTCGATCTCAATTTCAAATTTTATTTGATCATTTTCTTTTATAACTGATGATTTATAAACATTATATCCATTTATATAAAATAAAGATTGTTTATTTTCAGATGATGAACCACTAAGATTTGGTTTAGCGATACCTATTTTAATTTTACTATAATCACTTGAATCAAATTCTGGAAATCCTTCATAATATTCTAAATCAATACTTGTTTTATTGATATTTAGTATTTTTACATAATAACTATTATTATTTAATACAAATAAAAAGTAATAATTAAAATTTTTAGGACTATATATATCAAAATTAGCAAATAAATCTTCAAAATTTACATTAGTAAATTTCTTTTTTTTTTTATTATTGGTTGATGATTCTTGATAATTTAATTTTAATGTAATTAATTTGTTACTAATATCATAATTTAAATTTTCAATAGTTACAATATTTTCAAAAAAAACACATTGGTCATTATTTGGAATAATATTATAAAAATAAATTAAATCTCCAGTATCAATTGGATTAAGACTTAATTTACATTCACATGTGCAAGTATTATTTATTTTTTGACAACTACATATGTCATAATAATAATTACAATAATCAGTATATTCTTGATTTGTCATTATTAATTCAAATTTTGTTCCTTCATAACTTCCACATAAATTAGTACGTTTTGAACCTACAGAAAAATTTTGAATAAATAATTTATCAATACCAAAATTATATAAACGACCATTTTTATTATTTAATCTTAATGTCATTTTATCTAATTTTCCATGAGTAACAGGACTATATTTAAAATATTGGTCTTCAATAATTAATGATGTAAAATATTGAACTATAATATTACTTTGAACTATACTATTACTTAAGTTTAATTTAGCAAAACTATTTCTAATTATACTATTTCCGCCACCTTGATAAGGTCCTTTTATTTCTGGAATATCTAATAATAAATAATTTTCTCGAAAAATATTTAAATCATTTTTTAATATATTATTTTCAGTTTTAAAAAAATATTCAAAAGAAAATGATGGTACAATTAATGATTTAAGTTCAATTGAAATAATATTATCATAAATTTCTCCTATATTATTTGAATTATTATCAGCTGTAACTATATTTTTTTCTCGAATTATAAATGTTCCATTTTTATCAATATAATTTTTATATAAATAATTATTGCTATCTGGTGAAAATTTAAATTGAAATTCATTACTATTTGGATATATTTCTAAATTTCGATAACGTGAATCAATAACTATATTATAATCTTTTTCAATTAATTTAAATTTTGGTTCTTTTAACATAATATTACTCATACTATTAGTAACAGAACTAAATTGTTCACCATCATTTTGTTGTGAAGGTAGTAATGTAATTTGTTCATTACTTAGTTTTAAAATCTCTGCATCATTGCGATTAAAACTAACTATATTATCCATACTAGTATTAATTGTATCTTCAACAATTTTTTCTTTTTCTTGATTAAATAATTGACTAATAGGTGTAGTTTTATTATTCTCATATTGAATATTTTCATATTCTTCATATTCTTCAATACTTTTATTTTTTGATAGTTGTTTATTTTCAAATTCTTCCATATTCATTAATTGTTGATTATATGTACCTAATAAATCATTATATAAATTAAGTGTATTTGATGAATTTTCATCATAATTTTCTTGAAAATTAATTTCTTTTTGTTTTGGTAATAAAGCTTCACGTTCATTTTGAACTTTTTCAAATTGATTTCCTACATTAATTTTTTGTTCATTTCCTGGTTTAGGATAATCAATAATTGATGGTAAATTATATGATTTAATAATTTCTTGGTCAAATTGATTATCTGATGATTTAATAATTTCTTTAGAAATATTTTTATTTATTATTGGTGTTTGTTCTTTTTTATTATTTAATAATATATTATTTTTAATAGTTGGATATGATAAATCATATACTTTTTGATTCATTAATATTAAATATTCTTGATCGCTAAATCCTTTAGGTGTATTTTTTGAAACTTTGCTTTGAACAAATGAAATATTTTTTAATATAATATCTTTATGTTCATTATTTATAATTGAATTTAATTCTTTTTGTATATCATTATTAATAATACTATTAATAATATTTATATTTTTATTAGAACTAAAAAATGAATACATAATTATATATTATATTTATAATATTATTTTTATATTATTTATGATAAACAACTTTATAATAAATTTATTTATTATAATCATATATAATTATAAATTTATAATAAATAAATTTATAATTATATATGATTATTTCCTGTAAATATTTCGGTAATCAATGAAATTAATGAAAGTATAGCAAAAATAAATAAAAATAATCGTGTATGTCCAGAAATTTCAACTGATTTATTAATAGAACTTGGAAAAAATAGGTAAAGCATTAAAAATATCATTAATCCATTAAAAACTTTATGTATTATGTTTTTTATATTTAATAACTTTTCTTCATTTTCTAAATTTTTAAATTTAGCTCTTAAATATATAATAATAATTATATAGTAAATAATTTTTACAGCTAATATTAAATATAAATATAAATCTAATGATAAATTATTACTAGTCATTTTTAAATATTATATAATATATATTATATATTTAATTCTTCATTAATATTAAATAAATTTTTAATTTCATCTTTTTCTAATAATGATTCAAATAATTTATTATTAAATAATGATTGTATTTTTGGTAAATTATATAGTAAAAAGTTACTTCCATTATAAGAAGCTCTTTTTAATTTTGTTAATAAATTAGAAACAAATGTAATTATAATTATAAATATACCTAAAAATATACCTATATATCTAAAATTATTAATGTTTATAACTAATTCATTTTCTGTAAAAATTTCAGCATCATTTAAATTATTTATATATTTTTTGTTATTATTATCAATAATATGTTCATATGTATTATTATGTTGATTATCATTATCAGTATCATTATTACTATATTGATTATCACTATGTTCATTATTATTTTGTTTTTTATGATTTATTTTTTCTACAATAATTTTTTTATTTTTTTTTTCATTTTCTATTTGTTCTAAATAATTAATTAATAAATTATTTTCATTATCTTTTAATTTTATTTGTATTTCTTTTAATTCATCTTCTGAAAATAAAATTTTACTATTTATATTTTTTGATTGAGATTTTTCAATTAAGAATTCATTAAATAATAAAATTAATAATTGTTTATATTTTTTAAATTCTTCTTGTTGACTATAATAGCATAATTTAATTATAATTGTATTATTCCATTTATTAAAAGGTGTGTTCAGCAATTCTTTTATTTTAGATTTTAAATAAATTTTTTGAAGATTCATATTATTATTAAATATATTTAATTTAATAAATATATATAATTTAATAAATTGCTTAAATTAATAAATTGCTTAAATTAATAAATTGCTTAAATTAATAAATTGCTTAAATTAATAAATTGCTTAAATTAATAAATTATTTTGAATTTTATTTAAATACATAAGAATAAATATAAACTATATATAATAATATGAATAATTTTTCTGATTTTCCAAATAGCATTTCTCAAAGAATGCAACAATCTTCACCAGATTATAATCCATTAATTATTAAACCACCAGACCGTAATAAAACTCATGGAAGTATTACAAAACATTTAGTTATTGATAGTCGTGATCGGGATTATTTAAAATATCCTAGTTCTAGTAAATATCGTATAGAAGTAACAGAAGATTTAAGAGATATTACATCTATTGAATTATCATTAGGTCAAATTCCTAATACATATTATAATATTTCTGAAAATAATAATATGTTTTATATAAGTGATGAAAGTGATAATGTATTTGGTATTAAAATAAGCGAAGGTCAATATACAAATAATTTACTTTTAGATACATTAAATGGAAAATATGGTAATCTATTTAGTAATTTTAATTCTAATTTAAATTTTAGTCGCAATCCAATTAATTTAAAATTAAGAATTCAATGTGATGTAAAATTTGGATATAATTTAAATTATGAAAAAAATAATAACTGCTCTTCACCTGGAATGAATTATAATATTAATTATATTAATATTAATAATAGACCATGTGCTTTTAATAATATTGATACAACAATTGGATTTTTAAATAAAACATATCATTCCATTGAAATAAATTTAAATGATATTCAAGTAAATTTAGGAGAAATTACAAATTTATCAAAATTAAGTATTAATGATTATAATTTATATAAAATGGACATTGACCAAAATGATGTTGATTTTAAAAAAATATTTGTTATAGGTGATTATTTTACATTAACAGATGGATTAATATTATATAAATGTAGAATATATGAAATACAAAATTTTAATACAATTATTTTTGAAACATTGGATAATTCTCAAGATCCTACTATTTTAAGTGGAAATATATTTAATCCAATTTATGTTATTGAAAGTCCAAATATTTTCCAATTAAATACGAAACCATATGTTATATTAAAAGTTGCTGAAGCTAAATTATTAAATTCAGTAAATGCTTCTAATAATTGTTATACTATTATTCCATTGAGTTATACAGCTGATTCAATTATTAATCAATCAACAACTCCAGTGCATGGTGTAATAAAATATTTTAACCCTCCTTTAGGAAAATTATTTTATTTAGATATTGAGTTTTTAAATTATGATGGGTCATTATTTAATTTTAGAGGACAAGAAAATATGTTATTATTTATAATTAGTATGTTAAATCAACCTGGTAAATATAATAATTATATAGATTCTAATTAAGTATATATAAAATAATAAATGTATTATTTGAAATATAAATAATTTATTTTTACGTATATAAATAAATTTAAAATTATTTATATAAATTAAATTATGGTTTTTAAATTTAATATAAATTATTGGCCAATTGTTCATTTTAGTTTAACAGAAGAAGTAAATGATGAAAATTTTGAAGAATATAAAGTTAATTTTTTAAATTTACTTTTAAATTGTAAAAAAAAAAAGCAAAAAATATTATTAATATGTGATTTGAATGCAAATATTCAAATTTCAATGAAATATGTATTAAAGCTTGCAGCATTTAATAAAAAAATATTTAATTTTAATAAATTATATTTAAATGGTGTTTATGTAATAAGTAAAAATAAAACATTTAAAAATTTTTTTAAAATATATTTGTCATTAATTACACCATGTGCACCATATAAATTATGTTCTAGTTATAATAAAATTAATATTCATATGAAAGATGATTTTAACTTATTATTTGATACAAATATATTTATTAATGACAATAATAATGATTCTAATAATAATAATTCTAATAATAATGATTCTAATAAGGAAACAATTCAATCAGTTAATGATAATGATAAAATATTCACAAATGATTTAAATGTATCTAAAGATAATTTAAATAAAAATAACAATCATATTAATTTAACAGATAATAAAAGTATAACAAATAAAATAATAAAAAAAGATTTATATAATCAATTAAATAAAGAAGATAATGATAATATAATAGAAAAAAATAAAGAACTTATTTAGATTTTTAATCATATTTTAATCATAATTTATAATATTTTTATATATATTAATATTATTATGAATAATCAAAAAAATTCAATTAATACTAATATTATTGGAATAATATTTACGATGATTATTTTGATTATAATTTTTATATTTATATATTTTATTATTGATAAATCTAATTTAATTGTAAAAGAAAAAGATTTAAAACAATATGACTATCCTTATCCTAAATCTTTTGTTAGTAATTATATCAAAAAATGCCCTTTAGGCTGTATACGTGGTGTTTGCAAAAGAATGAATAATAAAAATGGTTGTAAATACGACTATCAATGTAGTTACTGCACTGATAATAAAACAAATCGTTTTTTTGTAGATTTTGGTAATCGTAATGAAATTATTCCAATTTATGAAGAGCAAAAAAAAATATCTCCTAAACAAGCATATACTTTAAATAATGAAATTAAGGAAAATAATGATTATATAAATGAATTAAATGAAGAAATAGAATATATAAATAGTCAATAAAAAAAATAAAATTGATTTTAAATAATATAAAATACTAATATATGTTATTATATTTATTATATATAATAATACAAAAATAGAATACGCTAAATACACAATAAAAATGAACAGTAATTTATTATTTATTTTTAAAAATAAATATTTTAATTCAGATGATATTATTTACATGAAATCTTTAAATTCCCAATTATCTATAAAATGTACTTGTAATAAAGATAATTGTTATCATATATCTTATTTAGTACAAAAATTTAGAAATAATTTTTATAATCATGAATCAATATTAGATGATGACTTTATCAATATTATTCCAATTGATAATAATAATTCAATAATAGTAACTTTTTATGATAAAAACAAATATCATAATATTCAAATTAGATTAAATTATAATAACTTTTATTTTTGTTGTGACTGTCAAAAAACAGAAAATGAAAATTATGTTCATGATTGTGAACATTTACGGTCATTTATTAATTATATTTATAATTTTTATGATCCAATAAATAATACTATTAAAAAAATTAATAATGATAATTTAATAAATTCTGAACTAAATGAATTATCATTCGACATGAAAAATTTATCTATTTAGATCAATGTAATGTGTTTTTAATTATTTTTATGTTAAATCTATAATTTAATATTTAAAATAACCTCCAACTCGTTCATAATCTGTACCATCTTTTTTTTTTATTATTTTAAATTTTTTTACACCTTTGCACATTTAAAACGCCGATATAGCAATTCGTTTTATTCTTCCAAATATAGATAAATCTTTTTTAGGGTAATCTTGTTCCTTATTGCTTCCAGTAATATATCTCAACATCGTATCAACTTCATTTGGAAAATTTCCACTTAAAAGTGTTCCATTTGAAAATCTATACGAAGTATCTTTAATTTGTTCTTTGATTACTTCAAACCTTTTTCTATCCATCATATTTGTAAGAATATGTAAATCAGGCATTTTATCATAAATTTTTAATAATTGTTCCTTATTTTCTTCGGTTAAGAACAACAATACATATTCTCCATGCTTTTCTACTAATCCTTGAATATTTCGTTTTTTATTGACATTATATAAAAGTATGCAACTGAAATGTAAAAAGGTACACTATTCATTATTTTACATTAAATTATTTAATAAATATAATATATCAATATTTATATTTTGACTTTTTAATGAATTTATTACATAAATATAATTAGATAGTTCAGAGTATCCTCCAATTGGTATTTTTTGTGTTTTATTATAATTAATAAAAATTTGTGGAAATGTATTCATTTTATGTTTTTTTTTAAGTTCATTTTTTATTTTTTCATCTTGTGGAACACGAATTATATTTGATTTTATTTTATATTGATTTAATAATTTTTCAGCTTCATTACTATAATGACAATTATCTAAAATATAAGCTGTAATCATTTTATTTATTATAATATATATTATATAAATAATATATTTTATAGAACTTGATATAATAATTAAATAAAAATATTATAATATAATAAAAAATTGATTAAAATAATATATAAAATAAATACAATAATATATACAATAATATATACAATAATATAATAATATATAAAAATAGTTAAAATATTTAACAATGTCATCTTATTTATTAATTGATGGAAGTTATTTTATTTTTTATCGTGTATTTGCTTTATTAGTATGGTGGAAAAATGCTAAACCAGATATTGAATTGAAAGAACCATTTCATAATCATGAATTTGTAGATAAATTTCGTTCTACGTTTTCTTCCAAAATACAAGAAACTATTAAGAAATTAAAAATAAAAAATTTGCAAAAAATAATTGTAGGCAAAGATTGTTTCCAATGTGATATTTGGAGAAAAAATTTGTTTAATGTTTACAAAGAAGGTAGAAATGAAACTAAAAATATTGAAAATAATATTGGTGATTTTTTCAAATTAGTATATGATGAAAATTTATTTGAAAAATCTGGTGTAAATTATGTATTTGAATATCCTACTCTTGAAGCAGATGATTGTATTGCATTAACTACCAAATATTTACTTAAAAAATATACATTAGAGAAAAAAGATATTAAACTATATATTATTACAAGTGACCAAGATTATTTACAATTATTAGATGAACATGTTCATATATATAATTGTAAATATAAATTATTAAAAGAATCAAAAAAATCACATCAAGATTCAAAAAAAGATTTATTTTTTAAGATTATTGGTGGAGATAAAAGTGATAATATTCCTCCTATTTTTAAAAAATGCGGCCCAAAGACAATTGAAAAATGTTACGAAGATGATGTATTTTTTCAAGATAAATTAAAAAAAGAATTGGGTTCATTCGAAAAATATCAATTAAATCAAATTTTAATTGATTTTAATAATATTCCTGAAGAATTAGTTAAAGGATTTAATGAAATACTTATATCTACATTTGAATAATATATTTTATTAATAATTTACCATTATAATTTATTTATTTTTTTTGGAACAAGAAAAATATTGTTTACATCTTTTAATTTTATCCCATAAATTTATTTTTAATTCTAAGTTAGTTTGAAGTAAATCTATACATAATTCTATTAATAAATCAATATTTTCTTTATTATTTACTTTAATATATTCATATTCAATTAATATTAAAATAATATTTTTTATAAATAATATACTATCTTCTAAAGTTATATTTTTTAATTGTGAATTTTTTTTTGTTATTATTTGATATGAATCTTTAACTATTTTAATAATATATGGAACATCATGACTATCAATAACATTATCTTTTAAAATATTATCTAAACCTTTACTTATTTCTTTAAATAATTCTGGACAAAGATTTATTAATTTTAATATAAATTCAATTTCATTATCTTTAATTTTAATATTTGTTTTTAGCTTATTTATTCTTTCTTCTGTGTTTAATATATTACTTAAAATTTTTAATAAATCAATTAAATAAAGAGATTCTTTATTTTCATTAGTGATATCAATACTAATAAATAAATCAGATTCTTTTGAATTATCAATAATTAATTCTTTATTATCATTTTCTTCTTTATTTTCTATAGAAATTTCTTCTTTATTTTCTATAGAAATATTTTCATTATTAATTTCAGTCATTTTATATTATTATATAAATATATTATTTTTAAATTATAATTTGAATATATTTTTATTATTTGTATATAATATAAGATATGTTAAATGTTGGAACGCGCTGTTTAGTTATGCATAATAAAGCTAAAAAAACATCAGGTGGTTTAACAAAAGATGATTTAACATATAATAAACATGGTAAAATTGTTTCAGTAAAAATGAGTGAAAATGCCAAAAAAGAAAACAGATTAGAAAAGGCAGGTTGGAAAACTGAAAAAGGAAAATTTGGTTCATTTCAAATAAATGGTGGTGGTATTTATAATACACCACCAGGAACACCAGAAAAGTCAATTCAAACAACACGTACAAAAGCTATTTTATCAACTGGTTCAAAAAAAAAGGCACTTGAACTACTTGATGATGCTATTAATAAAGCAATTAGAAATGGATTATTACCTGTAAATTTAAAGGAAACATCGCGCGAAAATCAAAATCCAAATAATGCTATTTTTATTGATGAAATAGAGAATAAAGTATATAAAATCGGTTTATGGGATGGTCGTGAAAGATGTATTAAAAATGAATGTATAGCTTATGATATATTAAAAAACACAGACTCAGATGGTGAAAATATTCATTACCCGGAATTATATAGTTGGACAATTATTAAAGGAACTAAATTTGGAATGATTACATTAGAATATATTCCAAATATTAAAATGATTAAAATACATAAATCAAAAAATATGAATAATTCTAATAATGAAAATATGAATAATTCTAATAATGAAAATATGAATAATACTAATAATTCAGTATTAATTAATGAAGCTATAACATACTTAGAGCAAAAAGGTATTAATCATAATGATATTTCACAAAATTTATTTAAACATAAATACCAAAATAAAGATACATTTTTATGGATAGATTTTGAAGCTGCAACATTTGATAAAACAAAACCATATGTAGATGAAATTATAAAAATATATAGTAATAATAATAATAATAATAGTAATAATAATAGTAATAATAATAATAGTAATAATAATAATAGTTCACCAAAAAAAAAAATAAAATTTCAAATTAGTAATAATAATAATAGTAATAATAATAAAAAATAAATAAAATAAAATAACAAATTTTTTATTTTATTTATTTTTTATTTATTATAATATATACAATAATGAGTTTATATTATAATATACTTTATAAAATTTATAAATCTTGAAAATAATACAGATACGTGTATAACAATTCAATGTTATATGTATGGAAATAAAAATCTAAAACATTATAATTATTTTGATTATAGAGATAATAATGGTCAGATACAACAATATGAACCTGATTCAGATATGGAATTTACCAAGTTTAAAATTAAAATGCAAGAAGAATGGATAAATAAAAATATTCATAAATAAAATTGTAACATAAAAAAAAATGATTTTTTATTATTCTAAATAACATTTAACATAAAAACTATTTAATAATTTATTTATATATTTAAAATAATAATAATAATATTATTTAAATAATTATTTGGAGTAATTATTTACAAATAATATTATTAAACATTCAATGTATAAAATAAATAATAAAAATAATATCACAATGTTAAAAATATATAATAATATATCATCTGTTAATAATAATTTTTTTATTAAAATTGTAAATAATTTAAAAGAATTCTTTAATTTTGAAGAATTTAAGAGTTCTTTAATATTAGAAAAGGAGTTAACTAAAGTTTTATTTAAAATAAAATATAACTATCAAATAAATAATTATACTAATAATAAAAGAAATATAGATGATAATTATGATTATATAGATAATATTAAAAAGAAAAGTAAAATTTCTAATAATTTTTTAATTATTGAAAATAATCATAATAAGTATACTTATTATGATGATTCTATGAATATTTTAAATGAAAATTTTAAAAAACCCAATAAAAATATTATATTTAATAATAATGATAATCAATTATGTAGTTTTTGTAAAAATGGTGATTTACAGAGTGTTGAATATTATATTAGTTATTTAAATATAGATCCATTCAAATATAACAGTTTATATAAAATGAATCCTATTGGTTTGGCATATGAAAATAATCATTCTGACATTATTGAATTAATAAAAAAATATGTTTCTGAAAAAAAAATACATTATGACAATAATTTCTATTCTCCTAATTAAAATTACAATAAAATTACAATCACAAATATTATAATTAAAATAAAATTATAATAAAATAAATTATAAAATTAACTTAAAAATCCATTTTTTATATAAAATTTATTTAATATTCCATATTAAACAATTTTTTACGTAAATTATTCATTGATTCATCACTTATTTTTCTTTTTGATATTTCATACATAGTATTTCCATAAATACGTTCTAATAAGAAATTTATAGAATACATTCCACATTCACTACCACCATATTGGTGTTTTTTATCGTTATAAATGACAGTTGGTTGTAATCTATTTTCAGTATATTTATTATATAATTTTGATATAAATTGATGTATTAATTTAGGTGGTAATGAGGCAGTACTATCATAATAATTAATTTCGTTATTTTTATTATCTATATATATAGCAACCCAATGAGTTCCTGGACCAGTGCTAACATCTAAATTATATATAATTCCTATTTTATATATTTTCTTTTTTTTTAATGCAATAATATCTAAATTACTTAACTCGCAATTAATAGAAACTGGACAATCAGATGGAATCGCACCTAAAAACTTAAAGTCCTTATGATGTTTTTCATATTGGTTCATAACATTATATATGTCATATGTATTTAACCAAGTATATTTATTTTTCTTCCAACTAGTTGGATAATCTGGTTTAAACGTATAACTTTGAATATCTTTATTTTTTAATTCTTTTACTTCTTTTTGATTTTTCCAACAAGCTTCTTTATTAGTACAACGATTTTGAAATGATTCTTGAATATCATACCATATTTTTTTTTTTGTATTATTTTTAATATTAATTTTTTTTTCATTTGTTTCATTTAATTTATTTGCAATTAATTCTAATGATTCTTTACTGTAACACGTAGCACTTGATGATATTTTATTTTTTTTTATATTATTTTTATTATTAATAGCACATTTATTAGGACTAATATCAAATTTATAAATCGATTGCATCTAATAATATTAAATATTTTTATTTTATAATAATGAAATTTAATAAAATATTTATTAAATTTCATTATTATAAAATAATAATATTATTTATAAATAATATGATTTATGATTTTTTTATTTTAGGAGGAGGAATTTGTGGATTATATACATGTTACCGTTTATTACAAAAAAATCCAAAATATAAAATTATAGTTTGTGAAAAAAATGACTATTGGGGTGGTCGTATTTATACAAGTTATAAAAAAATTAATGAAATTACTTATCAAATGGAAGAAGGTGCTGGAAGATTTAATGATAATCATAAAATTCTTATTTCTTTAATTAATGAATTGGGATTACAAAATGATATTATTAAAATTGGTTCTAAAACTAAATTTATTGATAGTAAAAAAGAATTTAAAAATAAAAAATTTAAAAATAAAAATTCATTTACATATATAAATAAAGTAATTAAATATGCTATTCATGAAGATATAAAAACATTACAACAATATACTTTTATTGAATATGCTTCTGAAAAATTAAAAAAAGATGAAGTTAAATTTATGTTGGATTCATCAGGTTATGTAACTGATTTATTATTATTAAATGCATATGATGCATGTATTATGTTTCAATATAATAATAGAGAAAATATTAATTATTTTACTATGAAAAATGGAATGAGTACTATTATATATTTTTTAATTAAAAAAATAAAAGAAATAATGAAAAAAACAAGTGGAAAATTATTATTAAATACTGAAATACAAGATTTTGAATACGATTCTAAAAATAAAATATTTAATTTACATTCATCATCAATTAATTTTAAAGCTAAGCATTTTATTTGCACAATTCCAAAAAATAATATTCTTGCATTTTCTTATTTTCAACCTTATAAATTATTATTAGAAAGTGTTCAAAGTGTACCATTATGTAGAATTTATGCTATATACTCAGATAAATGGTTTAAAACAATTGAAAAAACAACAACTAATAATAAACTAAAATTTATTATTCCAATAAATAAAGAAAATGGTTTAATTATGATATCTTATATAAATGGAAAAGAAACAAATTATTGGAAAAATATTATGAATAAAGATATGAATAAAGAAATGAATAAAGATATGAATCATTCTTATTTAAATAATGCTTTAAAAAAAAATATAAAAAAAGTTTTTCAAATAGAAACTAAAGATCCAATATATACAAACTTTGCCTATTGGGATATTGGTGTTCATTTATGGAAACCTAAATATGATAGTTTATTATTAATAGATAAAATAATTCAATTAAATAAAGATATTCCTTTATATATAATTGGTGAATCTTATTCACTTTCACAAGGATGGGTCGAAGGTTCATTAGAAACTTCAAATAAATTTATGGATATTTTATTTAATTCTAATAAAGTATAAAATTATAATTAAATTTTATATAATATAATTATTTATATTATATAAATAATTATAATTATATTATATCAATAATTATAATTATATTATATCAATAATTATATATATGGTGTGGTGTAATAAACATAAAATTATTTTTGTTCATATACCTAAAACAGGAGGCACATCAATTGAAAAAGCGTTAAAATTAACGTCAAGAGAAAAAGGTTATGGTGTTAATAAAGAAAAAAAAGCTGTACAACATTATGATTATAATGAATATAGAAATTCTTTGGGTTCTGAAAAATTTGATAAATATTACAAATTTACTATATCTAGAAATCCATATGAAAAAGTAATTTCTGAATTTTTTTGGTTAAAATTTATTGCTAACATTAATGATGATAATTTTCAAAAAAAAAACATTTGATGAATACTTAGATTATTGTAAGCATATAGTAAATAATAAATTATATAAATTATCTATTTATCATGATCATTTCAAACCACAACATGAATTTATTTATAATAATCAAGATAAATTAATGATTAATAAAATACTAAGATTTGAAAATTTTAAATATATAAAAAAATTTATATTATTAAAATTTAAAATGAATGTACAACATGATAATAATAATAATAAAAAAGAAAAAATAATATTAACAGATGAACAAAAAGAAAAAATATACCAAATTTATCATAAAGATTTTATATTATTAAAATATGATAAATAATAAAACATTATAAATAATAAAATATATTTGTTTATATTTTATTATTTAAAATATAAATAAATATATAAATTATAATTTAAATATGTATCAAAAATTACTAAAATTTTCAAAAAAAATGATTCCCCGTATATCTGAAACAGAAAGGATAGCTTTGAATAGTGGAACCAAAGGTATTGAAGAATTATTTTTTAAAGGAGCTTTGTCAAAAAAATATTTAATAAATAATTTTAAATATCCAGTAATTAATGATAATATATTATTAAATCAAAAAATAAATAATTTTTGTAAAGAAATAAATGATTATCAAATATATCAAGAAAAAAAAATACCAAATAATATTTATGAAAATATTAAAAAAAATAAATTATTTGGATTAATTATACCACTTTGTTATGGTGGTTTAGAATGTAATCATCATTTACAATCTCAAATTGTTCAGAAAATATCTACAGTTTCCAATCCTGTTAGTGTAGTTGTAATGGTTCCTAATTCATTAGGTCCAGCAGAATTATTATTGAAGTATGGAACTGAAGAAGAAAAAAATAAATATTTACCAAAATTAGCTAATGGAGAATATATACCATGCTTTGGATTAACAGGACAACATAGTGGAAGCGATGCTGCTTCAATGAGAGATATTGGTGAATTAATTGAAAAAGATGGTAAAAAAATGATAAAATTAAATATATCTAAAAGATACATTACATTAGCACCAATTTCTAATTTAGTAGGCATAGCTTTTCAATTAAAAGACCCAAATGGTTTATTAGGAACAGAAGGAAAAGAAGGAATTACTTTAGTATTATTAGAACCTGATAAAATAAATTTAGAAATAGGTAAAAATTTAGAAATAGGTAAAAATTTAGAAATAGGTAATAATCATAATCCAATGGATATTCCATTTCCAAATGGTACAATTAGATGTAAAGATTTATTAGTTCCAATTGAAAGTATTATTGGTGGGCAAAAAAATGCGGGTAATGGTTGGACTATGTTAATGGAATGTTTAGCTGTAGGAAGAAGTATTTCTTTACCAGCATGTGCTGTAGGAAGTGCTAAATTAACAATGAATTATGTAGGAGCTTACTCAATATATAGAAAACAATTTAAAACTATGTTAGCAGATATGGAAGGAGTACAATCTAAATTAGCAAATATTGGAAGTGAAACATTGAAAATTACAAGTATTCAATATTTGACTAATTCTATACTGGACAGTGGTTTAAAACCATCTGTAATTGGTGCAATTATGAAATATGAAACAACTGAACGTTCACGTACAGTGGTAAATGATGGAATGGATATTGTGGCGGGAAGTGGTATTTGTAAAGGTCCTCAAAATATATTAGGAAACGCTTATCAAGCTATTCCTATTGGTATTACTGTTGAAGGAAGTAATACTTTGACAAAAAATTTAATTATATTTGGTCAAGGATTAATGAAAAGTCATCCATATTTATATAATATAATACAAAGTATTGAGAAAAATGATGAAAAAGAATTTGAAAAAAATTTAAAAGGTATTATAAATAATAGTACTTCTAATATATTACGTTCAATTTATTATAAAATATATGGAAATAGTATGTTTTTATTTAATAATGAAGATATATTACTTGATAAATTTGTTTGTAATTTTGCGGTAACATCAAATATGATTTTATTAATGGGTACAAAATTCAAAACAAATGAATTTATTTCAGGTCGAATGGCTGAAATTATGGGGTCTTTATATATTATATATGGAATGGAATGGTTCAATTATCATCATCAAAATAAATTAAATAATTTAGTAAAATATGCGAAATACCAAGAATATAATAAAATTCAAGATAATTTAAATCAAATATCAAGAAATTATCCAATTTGGGGTGTAAAACAAATACTTAAATTTTTAAATAAAGAAACTTTGTTAAATAAGCAATTTGTTATTAATGATGATATGATAAAGAATGCATCCGATAATATTACTAAAAATATTGAAATAAGAAATATTTTAAGTGAAAATATATATTTAAATGATAAATTAAAAGTAATGAATGATAATTTAGAAGAAATTTTATATTATCAAAAAACAAAAGAATCAAATGTAATAAACAATTTAAATTTAAGCAGGTTAGATCTACTAATTAATGAAATAACAAAGGTAGATGAATTTCTAAAAAAATAAATATTAAAAAATATAATAATTTATAAAAAATATATTGATTAAAAATATAGAATATTCATGAATTATAATACGAATTTTACTTTTCTTTTTAATATTATCTATATAATAATAATTATACTATTTTTTATTTTTAATTATTTTTATAAAGAAAATTTTCGTGGAGGAAGTGGTGGTGCAGGACGAGGTGGTGGAGGAAATATTGGTGGTGCAGGACGAGGTGGTGGAGGAAATATTGGTGGTGCAGGACGAGGTGGTGTAGGAAATATTGCTGGTACAGGACGAGGTGGTGGAGGAAATATTGGTGGTGCAGGACGAAGCGGTGGAGGAAATATTGCTGGTACAGGACGAGGTGGTGTAGGAAATATTGCTGGTACAGGACGAGGTGGTGGAGGAAATATTGCTGGTACAGGACGAGGTGGTGGAGGAAGGGGTTATAGTGGTGCAAGACAAAGTTATGGTGGACCAAAATCTGGATATTATGGTAGAAGAGGAGGATATTATCGTCCAGGTTATGGACAAAAATCTAGATATTATGGACGTCGAGGAGGGTATGGTGGAGGATGGCCTTATTATTATTATGGTTATAATCCATGGTATACACCATTATATTCTACTGCTTATGTAGATGAAAATAGTTCATGTAAAAATGGATGCACACAAAAAGATAATAAATGGTTATGTAAAAATGATGATGAAGAAGATAAAAATAATCATTGTACTTATGATTCAGATTGTTCTGGATGTTCATAAAATTTTAGATGTTAATTTAAAATTTTAGATTTTTAATTTTAAATATATTTATAATTTATAATAAAAATGCATATCGAAACACTTAAATTATATTATTATGCTACAGATCTAAATTATAGTGAATATATTGCTCCTGCAACAAATGTTGAATCAGCAAGATTACCATCAAGTGAATTTAAATCTGATAGAATTATTATATATGATGAAAATTTTATTAATGTTGGTATATTATCAAGAAATATATATGTTCCATATATTGAAAATATGTATTTTGAACAATATACACAAACTTTTATTATAGGAGAAAATAAAGATACAATTACAGTAGCATTTAATTATGTAGTTGGTGAAGATGGTGAATATTATCCAGGAGGAACAATAATACCCTTTACCTATTTATATGGTACAGGTAAATATTTTAATAAAAAAATTACTGGATTTTTATTACCATATGATAATAAAGTTAAATCGAGAGAGTACGTCTTTTATATTGAAGAAGATGAATAAAATAAATAAATAAAATATAAAATTTAAAATATATAAAAAAATTAGTAATAATCATTTAAATATTAAATGATTATTAAATAGTATGAACTTTCCTGAGAAATATTTAGTTTATGATATTCGAACAATAAAAGATTTAAAAAATTCAACTATATCTGGATATAAAAAAAATGATGTTCTCTTAGCATTTGAAAGTTCTTTATTAAATGGAATTATTGAAGATAGTATTAAATGGTGCGTTGAATTACATATTTCATGTTATGATAAAGATATATGGAAAACATTTTTTCAATTTTATTTAAAAAATATACATATTAATAATCCTAAGTTACTTATTTATTTATTAAAAAGGAAAAAAACATATGATAAATTTTTAATGTATATGCCTAAGCAATATTATTTATTTTCACGCAATAATATTGAAATACGAAATATGTTTGCTGAACTTACAGCATTTTTAAATAATAGTCCAAAAAGTAATTTATTGTTAAATAAAAGTTTGCCATCTATTCAGATAAAAAAAATAGATGCAAATGAATTAAAAAAAAGAATGGTTGCAATCAATAATACTGAAATTGAACAATTTTTATATAGTGATACACATAATATTATTAAACTATGTTTAAATGAAATTTATATGCACCTTAAAATGGATAAAATAAATATAAATATAAATAATTGTTTTTTTTGGTATTTATATTTGGAAAAAAATAAAGATATTCAAAAAATAGAAGAAAATAAAAAATTAACAACTATACTTCATTTTTTTGAAGAAGAAAATAAAAATAATATATCAAACAATAATAATGATGATGATAAATTAAAAACTCATTGGACATTTATTTTATGGAATATTATATTTTATTTTAAAAAAAACATATCTAAGTATGATAATATTTTAATTGATAAATTAGAATCAATATATAAAAAAAATTTTAAAATAAGTCAAATAGGAAGTAAAAAATATATATTTTTATATTGTTTTTTAATAATTAAAAAACATATTTCGTGGAAAAAACCTTTAATTTATAATGAGCATATATATATTCAATCCAATGCTAATATAAATAATATGTATTTAAATATATTGAAAAATATATATAAATATTTAAATGATGAACAACAAGATTTATATTTCAAAAAATATTATAAAATTATTAATGACTATTTACCAAAAGATGATACACCAAAACAAAGTAATATAATAGATATTAATGAAAATTTAAATAAAATTCTATATAATCAACATAATTTTATAAGTAATATAAAACAAAATGAAAAGAATGAACCTGTAAAAAATTTAGAGAATATTAACAATAATTTAATTAATAAAAATAAAACAATGAAAGATATTCAAAATGAAAAAGATGAAAAACTTAATAAAAAATTAGACTTATTTGTTAATTGTTTTATCCAAAAAAAAAATAAATTAATAAATAAGACTAATTTTACAAACAATCCATTTTCAAAAAATAAAAGTGTTATTGATTATTATCAAAATGATAATAGTAATCAAAATGATAATAGTAATCAAAATAATAATATCGAATATCATAAAGAAATTAATTATGATTTTTCTAAAAAAATAAATAAAGAATATAACAAAAATACTATTACAAAATTATGATTATTTTATAAAAATAAATTATATGTGTAATATAGTAGTATGAAAATATCTGATACTATAAACAAGTATTCAGTATTATTTTTTGATAAAATAATAGATCCATTGAATAAAAATAGCTTATTATTTTATATTGTTTATTTTTTTATATTCTTCTTTATTTATTTTGTTCATATATCAAAAACTAGTATAAATGTTTTTAGTAATTATATAAATAAATATAAAAACAATAATCCTAAGTTTTTAAAAATATTTTACGGTATAATTATTGGTATATTAGTTTTATTAATTATATCAATTTTTTATATATTATTTTTTATAAAAATAGATTCACTTATATTAAAAACTTCCATAATAGCAATTTATATTTTATTAATATTTACAATTAATTATATAATTATTGGAATTTTAAATGATAAAATACAGAATTTACCAGATATTTTTTTTAAAATACTTAACTATATATATTATTTTGTAAATACAATATTTTACATATTATTTTTTAGTCTATATATACATAATTTAAATAGTGAAATTAATATTGAAGTTATTATTGCGATAGAACTAGTTATTTTATTCTCAATATTAAATTTAATTAATATTATATTCAATATTAAAAATATAAATAATACACTAACTAATAATAGTTATTTATTTTTAACATTAAATTGTTTTCATAATTCTTCATTAGAAAATTTTAATAGTAATAATGATTATAATCCACAAATAAATGTAATAAGGAAAAAATATGGAACAAGTTATTTACGTTTAAGTGGAAATATTCCTGTAGCTTTTTATAATAGTCAACAAAAACAATATCAAAATTTAACTTTATGTGATTTTTATTATCCAGCATCAGCATATTCCTATTTAGGAGATAGTCCATTGAATGGAAATCCAAATAAAGAAGCATTAGGATTGTCATTATCAAAATTTAAAGTTCGTCTAATCACTTTAGATATATATTCAAATATAAGTGACCAATATAGTCCAAGAGCAGAACCTGTAGTGCGTTGTGAAAATATGGCTGCAGGTGCTAAACCATTATCTCTAAATGAATGTTTTGAAATAATTAATAAATGGGCTTGGTTAGTAAATAACAATAATCAATATTGTTATCCATTTATTCTTGTATTAAATTTCCATTTTGATTATAATGAAAATATGTATATTAAAATTTATGATTTAATTGTAAAATATTTTTCTAGATATTTAATGGATAAAAAATATAGTTTTTCAGGAAGAAATGGAACTTCTAATATTTCATTAGCACCAATGAATGAATGTATTGGAAAATTAATTATTGTTACTAATAAATATCCAACAAAAACAATATTAGATGAAGTTATTAATGCATCATTAAATAATTTAACAAATGATTTTAAAATTTTAGAATATAAAGAAGATTATATTTATTATAATCAAATTGGATTATCTCAAGATTATAATAAAAATAATTTAGTTAAAGATACAAAATTTAATATGCGTTTTTTTCAATCAGAACCAAATAATTTATATAAAAATAATGATCAACCTAAATCCGGATTATTTAATCCAAGTTTTCAAGATGTTGCGCAATATGGTGTTCAAGGAACATTAATGTATTTATTTTTACCTGATGAAAATTTAAATAAATGGCATTTATATTTTAAAAATAAAAGTAATTATGATCCAGTTTTAAAAGATGAATCTTTAAGAAATATTCAAGGGCAAATATTTGAACCAAAAGCACAAAATCCAGTAACTGCTATGCAAAAACCACAAAAATATTGTGTTGTACCGAATGGATTACTAACAACAAACAAAAGTAATTTATCAGGTGGAAATACAAATGTTTCATGTGAATCTGAAAATGATATTGATACAAATTATAAAGTAAATACTGGTATATCTGTATAATTTTATTTAATATAATTTTAAATAAATAAAAAATTTATCTATTATTATATTAAGATGAGTACTAAAAGTAATAATAATTCTAATAATAATAATTCTAATAATAATTCTAATAATTTTTTATTAGGTATTTCTAACTTTAAAAATAATTTAAAAAATAATAAAATAAATAATGCTACAATTAATAAAATAAATAATGGTACAAATTATAAAAGAATTAATGCTATAAATTATAAAACAAATAATAATAATACTAGTAGTATATTAAATGGATTCTTTAATATTAACAATAGTAAAAACATAAATAATAAAAATGTTAATAATAATATTATTTTACAATTAAAAAATATGCAGAAACAACTTAAAAATAAGAAAAATAATGATACACAAATTAACTCTAAAAATATGATTATAACAATTATTAACAAAATTGAACAAAGTATTCAACAATTTAATACAAAGGCTAGTAATTTTAATGAAGAAAAAAAATTAATAAAAGAAATGAATCAAAGAGAAATAACAAAATTAAAAACAATTATTAAAAAATTATATGAAATTATTCAAACTATTTATACAGTTATGGCCGTTCCAAATAATAATAAAATTCAATTATTAGAAAATTTAAAAGAAAGTATAGAACAAAATCCTATTTTACTAACTAATATTAATACAATTATTCAAAATAAAAATATAACATTTAATGAACAAACTGTAATAAATAATAAAGTTACTATAACAAATATATTAAATAATCCAAATGAATATAATTTAAATAATAAAACAAATAATACTAATAATAATACTAATAATAAAATAAATAATACTAATAATAAAATAAATAATACTAATAATAAAATAAATAATACTAATAATAAAATAAATATCCAATACAAAAGTAATAATAGCAAGCCTACAAATAAAAATCAATCAAATATAACAAATAATATAAATATTGATAGTTCACAATTACTTATAAAGATAAAAAATCAAAAAATAAATCAAAACAAGGCTAATACTGAATTACGCGATTTTTTAAAATAAAAATATAGTTTATAAATATATTTTGGCATCTTTTAAGTAAAATTTAGATACATTTAATATATTTAAATCAATATTTAATTCTTTTATTTCATCTTGTAATTTTATTAAAATATAATAAGTATTTTTAAATATATTTGTTTTATTAATTATTTTTAAAAGATTATATTTTTGAAGATTTGATAAATTTTTTTTATAAAATAATTTAAAAAATTTTTTTTTATTTTTAATTGATATATTTTTATCATTATAAAACTGAATAATAATAAAACTATACTTTTTTTCATCAAAATCTTCACAAAATCCTTTTATTTTCCAATAAGATGGATCTGTAATATTAATATAATCATCACGAATTTGAAAATAAAGAGCTAATTTATTTAACAATAAATTATATAATTCATATTCTTTTTTTGTAATATTATTCGTTAACTCATAAAATATTTCAATTATAATAGTAAATAATTTTCCTGTTTTATTTTCAATCATATAATAATAATCATTAATTGAAGGAATTTTTTTTTTATATGTCCAAAAAACATCCATTTGTTGTCCTAAATTCATTAAATAAATCATATTTAATATTTTATTACTTAATATATAATGAATATGCATTTTTACAATTTTATCATCCAAATACTTATATTCTTCTTTATTTTTTAGTATATCATAATCAATAATATCTAATACTTTATAATTATATTCTTTTAATTTTTTAAAAATATATAATGAAGCAGCCCCAATACTCATTGGTATTCCATATTTTAAATGACACGTTTTTGAATTTCTTCTTATTAAAGAATTATCTTGTATATCATCTATAACTAAACTTGCATTATGTAAATCATCAATAAAATTATATGTAAAAACAATTAGTTGATTATCTACTTTAAATTTATTACCAATATATGAAGTTATTATTTTTCTAATATTTTTTCCAGGAAGATTCTTATAATACATAATTGGTTCTAATAAATCATCAATTAATGTTTTAGATATAATATTTACTTCATCGTCTAAATAATTTATTTCTGGTAGTTCTAAATTAAAATTTTGAAAATTGTTTATATATTTTATTTGAGACCATTTTATTAATTTAGTATATAATTTATATATTACAATATTATGTTTATTATATAAATATAATAGTAAAAAAATAAATATTATAAATAAATATATTTTATTCATTAATTATAAATAATAGAATAAATATTAAAAATATACTACAATATATTATAATAATGAAATATATTATTATAATAAAATATATTATTATAAACTATTTTGTTATTATTTATTGGTATTATAGTATTTGATATGAATACATATTAAGTATTTTATTATCATTTAATATTTCATTATCTAAAATTTTTAAATTATCAGATTCTTCCTTATCAGATTCTTCATTATCTAATATTTCAATATCTGATATTTTATTATTATTTTCATCATTATTAAATTCATCATCAGATTCATTTTTATCTAATTCATTATCATTAGATTCAATTTCATCCGAATCATCATTATATTCTTCATTATCTAATATTTCAATATCTGATATTTTATTATTATTTTCATCATTATTAAATTCATCATCAGATTCATTTTCATCTGAATTATCATCATCAGATACTTCATTATCATTAGATTCATCATCAGATACTTCATTATCATTAGATTCATCATCAGATACTTCATTATCATTAGATTCATCATCAGATACTTCATTATCAGAATTATTAATATTAAATACGTCAATTATATTTATATTATCAACAACATTATTTATTTTTTGTTGATTATTAATTTTATTAATATTTAAAGTAATATTTTTATTATTAGATTTTAACATTAAAATTAGTTCAATTTTATCAATTAATTCAAAATATTCTTTATTATCAACAATAACATTAATAAATAACGACTCTAAATTATTTAAATAAATTTTAATATAATTTCTAATATTTTTATTATATATTGTTCCATATTGAATTAAATTATTTGAATTAAAAATTTTATAAATTAATGGAGTATTAAAATATTCATTTGAAATAACTATTTTTAACGAATAGTTATTATTTTTTAATATTTTTATCTCTTTTTCAAAATATTTATTAATTATATTCATATAATTATGTTTAACAATTAAGTTTTAAATATATATATTTTATAATATATATATTTTATAATATATATATTTTATAATTACACATTTGTAATAATGTATAATAATTGTATTTTATTACCTATACTATTAAATATTGATAATAAAATTATCAATGATATTTTTATTATCAATATTTAATAATTTTACCATGAATATTATGATTTATGTTTATTAACAACAATTGTTCAAATTACATCTTTACTTTATTGTTCTAAACTAAAATTTAATTGGAAAAGAAACACATATATAATTGTTGCCAATTTTACATTATTATATTATTGTATTAGAACAAATGGTTCTGAAAATAGTGTATTATTTTACATATTTACTTCTTTAGGTATTTTATGCTATTGTACTAGTTGGAAATATTACTTACACCTTTGCACATTTAAAACGCCAACTTTAATAAGCATTATAAAGTTAAAAAGTGTATGTACCTATATAGAATAAATTCTATCTAAGACGGGATGTCATTGACGGCTTTTTACAGATGTTGAACATCTTTGGTAATTTTGTAATCCTTGACCCGTTTTTATATAATGATCAAAAATTTTTTTCATATTAAATGTAGAATTTTTATCTCTATTTATACAACAAATCCTATTATTTTCCACTTAATATGTTAGGACGGTATGTATTTTTTTTCCTTTGTGATATAAATTTTTATATTTTTTCTCATTTTTATAACATAATTTTGATGTTTTATATTCATATATTAAATAAACATCAAAATGTTCATTTAGTTTTTTTCTTATACTTAAGTTTGGTGTTGATATTAAATGTTTCATTTGATTTGTTTGATTCCAATTTCCATGAATTAATAGTATGTATGATCCATACTTACTTTTTATTTTATTGATCATTTTATTGATCATTTTATTTTCTTCTTTTTTTTTGTATATAAGCATACCATTTATACTTTCTAAATTTTTCATATTGATATTTTTCAAGTACTATTTTATTTATTTTATTTATTTGTTGAATTGCTTTTTGAAAGTTCTCTATGTTACACGTTTTGAAATTAAAAGAACTTAATTCATTTTCTTTTTTTGTTATATCTAAATTATCTTTATGATTCTTTATAATTCGATTGTATTTTTGTTGTTTTCTATGGAACATTTTT